AATAATAAAGTAAAAGTTGGTGATAAAGAATTAATAATAAACACCAAGATTGAAAGTTTTAAAGCTGTAAATAACTTTGCCGAAGTAGTTAATATACCATTAGCTTATTCAACTGATATAAAAGTTGGGGATATAGTTGTAATTCACCATAATGTTTTTAGGGTGTTTTATGATATAAGAGGAGTAAAAAAGAATAGTAGATCTTATTTTAAAGATGATTTATATTTTTGTGCTCTTGACCAAATTTATTTGTATAAAAATACAGGTAAATGGCAAACATTTGGTGACAGATGTTTTATTAAGCCTATTGAGAATAAAGACTATTTAAAGATCGATAAAGAGCAAAGGCTTATTGGTATATTAAAATACGGAAATGACTCTTTAAAAGCGCTCAAAATAGACGAGGGAGACCTTGTTGGATATGCTCCTTATGGAGAATATGATTTTGTCATTGATGGACAAAGATTATATTGTATGAAATCTAATGATATTGTAATTAAATATGGACATAAAGGAAACGAAGAAGAGTATAATCCAAAGTGGGTTCAAAGCGGTTCTTGAATTAATTAAGGTTGCTGAAGAAGCTATTTTAGATAATGGAGATGACGATCTAAGCGCAGACAAATTAAAGAATGCCGCAGCAACTAAAAAACTTGCGATCTTTGACGCCTTTGAAATACTTAATAGAATAGAGCTTGAAGAAAAAATGCTCGAAGATGAAGAAAAAGGACCAACCCAAGTAATATTTAAAGGTTTTGCAGAAGGGAGATCCAAATAATGTACGAGCAAGCACTATATAGAATATTACCTGACCACGTAAAATCGAATGTTATAAAGAAAACAAATCGATACAATAACTGGAAATATGGGTATAATAAAGACCATGATATGGTTGTTATTAGTAAGACTGGAAAGATTGGTGAAATATATGAAATCCAGAATTTAAAAATAGCATTACCATTAATAGAGAATACATACAAAAGAAAAGATAAGAAGGAGGAACAATACTGGCAGCAGTTAGAAGTCCCGAAAGAACTTGAAAAAATAAAAAACGTATTTGACTGGAACAAATATCCAGACACATTCAAAGAACGATGGTATGATTATATTGATGCCGAATTCAAGTACAGGGACGAAGGTTTCTCTTTTTATAACAATGGAACACCCACATATATAACTGGCACACACTATATGTACTTGCAATGGAGCAAGATTGATATAGGGGCACCAGATTTTAGAGAGTCTAATAGATTGTTCTTTTTGTTTTGGGAAGCATGTAAAGCCGATAGTCGATGCTACGGCATGTGCTATTTAAAGAATAGACGTTCCGGGTTCTCATTTATGTCGTCAGCTGAATTAGTTAACTTAGCAACTATGTCAAGTGATTCAAGATTTGGAATACTATCTAAATCAGGGGCTGATGCTAAAACAATGTTTACAGATAAAGTTGTACCTATATCATTAAACTATCCTTTCTTCTTTAAACCCATACAAGATGGTATGGATAGACCAAAGACAGAACTTGCATATAGAGTTCCTGCTTCTAAGTTTACAAGAAGAAAATTAGATAATAGTGAAATGTCTGAAGAAATTACAGGACTTGACACAACTATAGATTGGAAAAACACTGGAGACAATAGTTATGATGGTGAAAAATTAAAGCTATTAGCGCATGACGAATCCGCTAAATGGTTAAAACCAGATAATATATTAAATAACTGGCGAGTTACTAAAACTTGTTTAAGATTGGGTAGTAGAATTATTGGTAAGTGTATGATGGGGTCTACCTCAAACGCACTAGATAAAGGAGGATCTAATTATAAAAAACTTTATTATGACTCTGATGTCTCAAAAAGAAACCGCAATGGACAGACTAGTTCAGGATTATATAGTTTGTTCATACCTATGGAATGGTCGTACGAGGGATTCATTGATACTTATGGTATACCTGTCTTCGATACTCCAAAAACAACCATTAAAGGAGTTGACGGAAACGAAATAGAATATGGGGTAATTGAACATTGGCAAAACGAAGTAGACGGTTTGAAGTCAGATTCTGATGGATTAAACGAATACTACAGACAATTTCCAAGAACAGAACAACACGCATTTAGAGATGAAACAAAACAGTCATTGTTTAATCTTACAAAGATATACGAGCAAATTGATTATAACGACGATCTAAGGAATACTAATATATTAACTAGAGGTAATTTTCAATGGGAAGGCGGAATACAGGATAGTAAAGTAATATTCTATCCAAATAAAGACGGTAGATTCTTGGTATCGTGGATACCGCCATATAATTTACAGAACAGTGTTATTCAAAAGAACGGGATGAAATATCCTGGCAATGAGCACATTGGGGCTTTTGGTTGTGACCCATATGATATTTCAGGTACAACAGATGGTAAAGGATCTAAAGGAGCATTACACGGATTGACTAAGTTTTCAATGGACGACGCTCCATCAAATGCTTTCTTTTTAGAATATATATCTAGACCTCAGACTGCTGAGATATTTTTTGAAGATGTGCTTATGGCTTGTATATTTTATGGCATGCCTATATTAGCAGAGAATAATAAACCAAGACTATTATATTATTTTAAAAGAAGAGGGTACAGAGGCTACTCTATGAATAGACCCGATAAGGTGTTTAATAAATTATCCGTCACAGAGAGAGAAATTGGTGGTATGCCAAACTCAAGTGAAGATATTAAACAAGCGCACGCAGCAGCCATAGAAAGCTATATAGAGGACCACGTTGGATGGAATGAAGAAGGATGTGGTATAATGTATTTTCAAAACACTTTGGAGGACTGGGCAAGGTTTAATATAAATGATAGAACAAAGCATGATGCTTCAATTAGTTCTGGCTTAGCTATAATGGCTTGTAATAAAAACAAATACTTGCCAACTTATAGAAAAGAAGTCATACCAACTTCATTAGGTCTAAAAAGATATGATAATAAAGGCACGACCTCAAAAATTATTAAATAAATGAATATATACACAAATACAAATAGCGCTTTCCCTAGTCAAGTTGTTGATGATGCAACCAAAGCTTCTGAAGAATACGGATTGCAGGTTTCTAGAGCTATAGAGCAAGAGTGGTTTAATCAAGGCAGAACAAGCGGCAATAGGTATTTAACACATTGGAATAATTTTAATAGGCTTAGGTTATACGCTAGAGGTGAACAACCTATACAAAAGTATAAAGATGAATTATCAATCAACGGTGATTTATCTTATTTAAACTTAGACTGGACGCCGGTGCCTATATTATCAAAATTTGTAGATATAGTTGCCAATGGCATTTCTCAAAAGACATATGATGTAAGAGCTACTGCTCAAGATCCAGAGTCCCTTAAGAAAAGAACTGACTATGCCTCCTCTTTACAATACGATATGGTTAACCAACCATTGATCAATAGCGTGCTAGAAAAGACCGGTACAAATATATCTAAGTCAAATGTACCCCCATCTGAATTGCCGGAATCGCAGGAAGAGTTAGAGTTGCATATGCAATTATCCTACAAGCAATCTATTGAAATTGCGGAAGAGGAAGCTATTAATACTGTATTAAAAGGTAATAAATATGACCTTACTAGAAAAAGACTTAACTACGATTTAACTACAATTGGTATTGCGGCTGTAAAAACATCGTTTAATGTATCTGAAGGGATCGTAGTAGACTACGTTGATCCATCTTATATGATTTATTCATATACGGAAGATCCTCATTTTAATGATATATATTATGTAGGTGAAGTTAAAGCCGTTACTATATCAGAATTAAAGAAACAATTTCCTAATATTTCAGAAGAAGAATTATTGAGAATTCAAAATATGCCTGGCAATAGACAGTATATTCAAGGCTGGGGAAATTATGATGAGAACACTGTTCAAGTATTATACTTTGAGTATAAAACATACATGAATCAGGTTTTTAAAATAAAACAAGGCGAAAACGGATTAGAGAAAGTTATTCAAAAAACTGACGCTTTTAATCCTCCAGCAAATGAAAATTTTGAAAAAGTATTTAGAACCATAGAGGTATTATATACTGGAGCAAAAATTATAGGTACAAATGAAATGTTGCAATGGGAGTTATCAAAAAATATGTCTCGCCCATATGCTGATACCACTAGGGTTAAAATGAATTACAATATTGTAGCTCCTAGAATGTACAAAGGTAAAATAGATTCTATTGTATCTAAGTGTATTTCATTTGCTGATATGATTCAATTAACACACCTTAAGTTACAGCAAGTATTATCAAGAGTTGTCCCTGATGGAGTTTATTTAGATGTTGATGGATTAATGGAAGTTGATTTAGGTAACGGAACTAATTATAATCCAGCAGAGGCATTAAACATGTACTTCCAAACCGGTAGTATTGTTGGTAGATCTTTAACGCAAGAAGGAGATATAAATAGAGGCAAGGTTCCGATTCAAGAACTTACTACATCAAGCGGGCAAGGTAAGATACAAAGTTTAATACAAACGTATCAGTATTACCTGCAAATGATTAGAGATGTTACGGGGCTTAATGAAGCCGTTGACGGAAGTAAACCAGATTCAAACGCTTTGGTTGGGTTACAAAAGATAGCAGCTAATGCATCTAATGTAGCTACGCGACATATAAAGGACGCTAGTTTAAGTTTAACAGTTAGCACTTGCGAAAACATATCGCTTAGAATACCTGATTGCTTAAACAACCCATTAACAAATAACTCACTAAAGAATAGTATATCAACTTATAATGTACAAACATTAAAGGAGATCGAAAATTTAAACCTATACGATTTTGGTATTTATTTAGAGGTTGAGCCAGACGAAGAAGAAAAACAACAACTAGAACAGAATATACAAGTATCATTACAAAATGGAGGAGTAGATCTAGACGATGTTATTGATATTCGCCAGATTAAAAATATCAAATTAGCTAATCAATTGTTGAAGCTTAAAAGAAAGAAGAAGCAGCAAGAGGCACAACAACAACAATTAGCAAACATACAAGCGCAAGCAGACGCTAATTCACAGAATGCAGAGAAAGCAGCAATGTTTGAGGTTCAAAAACAGCAGGCTTTAGCTCAAACTCAAATACAAATAGAGCAAGCTAAATCTCAATTTGAAATGCAAAGATTGCAAGCTGAAGGCGAGATTAAAAAACAACTACTCGCGGAAGAGTTTAATTACAATATGCAATTAGCTCAATTAAAGACACAGGCTGAAACAAATAAGTTCAATCAACTAGAAGATAGAAAAGACGAAAGAACTAAGATACAAGCATCACAGCAATCAGAATTAATAGATCAGCGTAAGAATGATTCTTTACCAAAAGACTTTCAAGCAAACGCGTCTAATTTAATGGACGATCTAGGCGGTATGCTATCAATGTAACCAAAATATTAACCAATTTTATATTATCATATTATGTCACAAGAAGTAAAACAGGAAGGGGAATTTAAAATGAAGAAACCTTCTGTAAAAAAATTAAACAAACCAACTGAAGTTACAAAGGTTGATTTGGATAAACCAAAAGAAGAACCAATCAAAGTAGTAATTTCTAAAGAGGGAGAAGATGCCATTCAAGAACAAGCAACAGATGAAAGCGTGTTACGCAGCAAACAGCCCGAAGTGGGATTGCAAGAAGTGGAAACAGGAAACGAAGGGACCGCTGAAAATGTTATTGAAGAAATCTTTGAACAAGAAATAAAAAAAGAGACTAGCGAAGCTAAAGAAGAGCTTACAAAGGCTTTAATAAAACACGAACAAGGTAAACAATTACCGGAAAATATTGAAAAGCTTGTTGCTTTTATGGAAGAAACAGGGGGAACAGTTGAAGATTATGTTCGATTAAATGCCGATTATTCTAGTATAAGTAATGTAGCGTTGCTAAAAGAATATTACAAAAGTACAAAGAGTCATTTAGACGCTGAGGAGATTGAATTTTTATTAGAGGATAAGTTTTTCTTTGATGAAGATATTGACGATGAAAGAGAAATCAAATTAAAGAAACTAGCTTTCAAAGAAGAAATCTCAAAAGCAAAGAAATTTTTAGAAGACACAAAACAAAAATATTATGCAGACATTAAGTCAAGACCTAGTGTAAATGCAGATCAACAAAAGGCTGTTGACTTTTTCAACAGATATAATACCGAGCAAAACAAAGTAGCTCAACAACACGAGACGTTTAAAAAACAAACATCTAAATTTTTCAACGACGAATTCAAAGGTTTTGAATTCAATTTACCTGAAAAGAAGTTTAGATATAATGTTCAAAATCCGTCTCAAGTTGCAGAAAATCAAGCAGATATACAAACCTTTATCGGAAAGTTTCTAGATAAAGAAGGTAATGTAACAGACGCTGCGGGTTATCACAAGGCTTTGTACTCAGCTATAAACGCCGATAAAATTGCTTCACATTTTTATGAGCAAGGAAAAGCGGATGCTGTAAAACAAGTTGTTGCTAGTTCAAAAAACCCGAGTACAGACGCTCCTCGACAATCAGGAGAACCATTTATAAATGGACTTAGAGTTAAATCTATTAGCAGCCAGGATTCCTCAAAACTGAGTATCCAAACAAGAAAATTTAACAATTAAAAATTAAAACCCTATGGCAAATGTAACGCCTCAATTCGGTTCAATTAAACCGTCTCAAAAACAACAAGCGCTTGACACAAATTACTTAAACTTCACTAACGGTGATGACAATAACTTCGCGCAACAATATTTACCAGAAATCTACGAAGCAGAAGTAGAGCGTTATGGTAATAGAACTTTATCTGGCTTCTTACGTATGGTAGGAGCTGAGATGCCTATGTCTTCTGATCAAATCGTTTGGTCTGAGCAAAACCGTTTGCACATTGCATATACAGGTGTTTCTGCTACCGCAGCAAATACTTTATCCTTTACAGCTGCTGGTACCGCTGGCGCAAACTTTGTGCAAAATGTTATTTCAGTTGGACAAACATTAGTTGTAATGAGTCCTTCTACTGGTAAAGAACTTAAAGTATATGTTACGGGCTCTACTGCAGCAGCAACAACTCCTGCGGTTATTACTGTTCAACCTTATACTCAATCTGATTTGACTACAGGTACAGTTGCATTCCCAGTTACATCAGTTCCAAATGGCGATCTTAAAATCTTTGTTTACGGTTCTGAATTCAAAAAAGGAACTACAGATGCTACCCTTAACTCTGTAACACCTTCTTTCACACAATACAGTAATTCTCCGATTATTATTAGAGAAAAATACGCAATCTCTGGATCTGATACAGCGCAGATTGGATGGGTTGAAGTTGCAACTGAAGAAGGCGCAAGTGGATTCTTATGGTATTTGAAAGCTGAATCTGAAACAAGATTACGTTTTGAAGATTACTTGGAAATGGCGGTAATTGAGGGCGAATTAAATTCTAATGCTGCTTTAACAACGCTTAAAATTAAAGGTACTCAAGGTTTATTCTCTGCTGTTAAAGAAAGAGGTAATATAGTAAATAACTTTGCGGCATCTAGTGGATTGAACGATTTTGATTCTATTTTGAAAAACTTAGACACTCAAGGAGCTATTGAAGAAAACATGTTGTTCTTAAACAGAGCTACTTCTCTTGACTTTGACGATATGTTAGCATCTTTATCTGCTGGTTCTGCTGGCGGTGTTGCTTACGGATTATTTGAAAATTCTGAGCAAATGGCATTAAACTTAGGTTTCTCTGGGTTCAGAAGAGGTTCTTACGATTTCTACAAAACTGACTGGAAATACTTAAATGACGCATCTACTCGTGGGGGTATGGCTACTACGTCTATTGATGGTTTACTTGTTCCTGCTGGAACTTCTACAGTTTACGATCAACAATTAGGTACTAATATCCGTAGACCATTCTTACACGTTCGTTATAGAGCTAGTCAAGCTGACGACAGAAGAATGAAACATTGGATCACTGGATCTGTTGGAGGAGCTTATACTTCTGATCTTGATGCAATGGAGGTACACTTCTTATCTGAAAGATGTTTAGTTACTCAAGCTGCTAATAACTTCGTGTTGTTCACAGCTTCTGTATAGCAAACTTGGTAATGTTACCCCCGCTGAAATTGTGGGGGTAATTATTACCCAATTAAAAATTTATTAAATTATATTATATCATGCAAACAAAACAAACTGCGAAAGCAAAACCAGAATTAGTAAACACTGAAGTATACGTTGAAGTAGAGACAGTAAAAGCAGTAGAATCTATTAAAGAAGATACTCAAAAGAAATTAAAAGACGCTTGGGAAATTAAGGATAGAACATACGTTATATTAGACGGCGATTCCCCTTTGACTTACACTTTACAGGCTAGGCATACATTAAGGTACCCATTGATTTGGTTTGATAAAAAAACCGGTAATCAAGAGGAATTAAGGTATGCTACAAATCAGAATTCACCTTTAGTTTCAGAACAAAAAGGGCAGGCAACATTAGGGCACATTATATTTGAGAATGGTGTTTTAAATGTTCCAAAAGAAAAACAAAATTTGCAAAAATTATTGTCAATATTTCATCCGGGCTTAAATAAAAGATACATGGAGTTTGACGCAGTAGCCGAAGCATTAGATGAACTAGAAGATATGGACATACAATTAGATGCAATGAATGCGGCAAGAGAAATGGATATTGATCAAGCTGAAGCAATTGTAAGAGTTGAGGTTGGGTCTAGAGTTAATAGCATGAGTTCTAAGGAAGTTAAAAGAGACTTGCTATTATTTGCTAGAAATAAACCAGCATTGTTCTTAGAATTAGCAAATGATGAAAACGTGCACCTTAGAAATATTGCCATTAGAGCAACGGAGGCAAGCATTGTAAAACTTACTCAAGACAACAGAACATTCTTATGGGGAGAAAACGACAGGAAATTAATGACTGTACCGTTTGATGAAAACCCATATTCAGCAATGGCAGCATTCTTTAAAACAGATGAAGGCATTGGAATACTGAGGTCTATAGAGAAAAAATTAAAATAACATGTAATATTAGTATATAGGCGGTAGCTTCGGCTATCGCCTTAATACTATAATAAATATACAATATGGCGGATAAGGTAAATGTTAATACAGTTTATAGAACTGTTCTATTAATAATAAATAAAGAACAACGTGGTTACTTAACTCCAGATGAGTTTAACAAGACGGCTACTCAGGTTCAATTAGATATATTTAATGAATACTTTGAAGATTTAAACCAGCAATTACGCGTCCCTGATAATGATAGCGAGTACAGTGCTCGTATAAAAAACTTAGAAGAAAAGATAGCAATATTTCAAGATAGTGATATTTGCACTTATAGTAATATTACTAATAAATTTACCCCAACAATTACTTCCCCTAATGAACTTTATAAATTAGGCACGGTAATATACAATGATGAAAAAGAAGTACAATACGTTCAACCAAATGAATTATTGGAATTCAATTTGTCGCCAATAACAAAACCATCAAAGTATTGGCCTGTTTATACGTATAAAAATTTTAAAATATCCGTTTACCCAACTACAATAATAAGCGGTATTTCATGTACTTACTTAAGAAAACCTTTAGACCCAATATGGAACTTTACCATAAGCGGAACTAATTACCAATATGTATATGATCCTGGGCCATATGATCCTGATACAAATACAGGATCTAGAGATTTTGATTTACATATATCAGAACAAACAAACTTAATAACTAGAATATTACTTTATTCGGGCATAGTTATAAGAGACCCACAAATAGTTCAGATTGCAGCACAACAAGCACAAGCGGAAACAGCTAATTCAAAAAATTAATAGAACATGCCTATACCTAATAACGGTTTAATAACTGAAACAAATAGACAATACTACGAAGGAGCCCAAGGCTTTATTGGGGATGGAACAGAGAACACGTTCACAACTACATTCAACACAGACTTAGTATTTGGTGGGCCAGGCGCTTGGGATCCATTAGAAGTAAACTATGCATTAAACAATTTTAAACTATACCTTAGTACCACCGGCGCCCCCGGTACTTTTAATGAATACACAAATGAATATACGGTACAGAATAATACTATAATATTTACCGTAAACCCTGAATTTGGTGATTATGTTGTAGTTCAATTAAAAACATTGTCAGGCGGTAATTATGGAGACGGCGATGCTTACGGTATTACTGTTGAAGAAAACTATGGTAGTTATTCGTATATATCCTTAAATGATATAATAAATAATTTTATGGTTGCGTATGTTGGAACTGGTAAATTAATTGGATCTGTGAAAAGAACTGACGTAATATTCCATGCTAAACGTGGAATGCAAGAATTTAGTTACGATACATTAAAAAGTATAAAATCACAAGAGCTAACTATACCTCATGGATTGAGCGTTGCGATGCCACAAGACTACGTTAACTATATTAAGATGTCCTGGATCGATCATGGAGGCGTTAAACGAGTTATTTATCCAGCCAGTACATTAACTATTAATCCATATGAAAGTCCAATACAGGACTCCATAGGGCTTCCTATTCAAGATAACTTTAACGAGAATATAGAAGGTGAGTCGCAAACTGAGGCTAGATGGAATTCTAATATATGGGTAGGTACTGCAGATGATGATAATATATTAAATCAAGCCGGCGGCGATTGGGTAAGAAATATGTTTTTTGGCCAACGCTACGGATTAGATCCACAATATTCAAATAGAAATGGTTACTTCACTATAAATGATAGAGAAGGTAAAATTTCTTTTAGTAGTAACTTAGTAGATAAACTAATAGTATTAGAATATATATCTGACGGATTAGCTTATGATTTGGATTCTAGAGTTCCTAAGATGGCTGAAGACGCATTATATGCTTATATTTTACATGCAGTTGTATCTCACAGAGTTGGTTCTCAAGAATATTTAGTTAGAAGATTACAACAAGACAAAACAGCCAAGTTAAGAAATGCTAAAATACGTCTTTCAAATATTAAACTGGAAGAAATAACTCAAGTATTAAGAGGCAAATCTAAATGGCTTAAACATTAAAAAATGGCAGAATCAAAAAATACTTTTTTTAAAGCAAAAATGAACAAAGATCTTGATGTTCGCTTGTTAGAGTCAAGTGAATATCGAGATGCTTTAAATATATCTGTTGGTAAATCAGAAGACGGTAGTGTAGGTTCATTACAAAATATACTTGGTAATGAATTGCTAACACAAGCAACATCAAATGGAACTGCTCCTTTTGAATCAAATACCAATCTAGTATGTATTGGTTTCTTTGTGGACAATGACAACTCCAGAATATTTCAATTTTTAACAGAATATACAGATCCATCACCTTCATTAATAAATCTGCCTACAGCCGATAAAGAAATGAAGATTACTGTATATAGTGCAGGAGGAGGTTCGGCAACATATACAACATTAGTTAGCGGTAGCTTTTTGAATTTATCTACAACAAACTTAATAACAGGTGTAAACCTAGTAGAGAACCTATTGTTTTGGACAGACAATAGAAACCAACCAAGGAAAATAAATGTTGCTAGTGCTTTAAATAGCCCTGCTACTTCGGCAAATCCTTACTACACAAATGTTGATCAAATATCTGTTGCAAAGTATGCACCATTTAGATCACCTACATTATACGAAGAGGTTAGTATAACAACGGAAGGTGACCCAAGTGAATTTTATTTGGGACAAACAAAAATAGAAGTGCCTGCGCCTAATACTTTAGTGTTGGGGGATCAATTAGTAAATGAAGATTTAGATCCAGCTATAACAGCCGGCGATTTTGCTTGTATTACAAAGAAAGGCACTACTGTAGCGGGAGTGCAGCCAATTTATATAGCCGGTAATCATACAATACCTGCCAATACCCCATTAAAATTCTATAGAACCACTATGACAACTTCTGCAAATGAAGACGACATAAATGGTAATGATACATTTCTAACAGATAAATTTGTTAGGTTTAGTTATAGATTTAAGTTTGACGATAATGAGTATTCATTGATGGCCCCGTTTACGCAGCCAATATTTATACCGTTGCAAAAAGGATATTTTATTAGTGGCAATGAGGACGCGGCTTATGCTTCAACTGTTTTAGAGTGGATGCAAAATAAAGCTAACGGTGTTCGTTTACAAATGGAATTGCCTGATATAGGTAGTGAAATACAGGATTTGTATAAAATAATCTCTATGGATATTTTGTATAAAGAATCGGATTCTCTTGCTGTTAAAGTAGTGCAAACTATACCTGTAGCTAATATACAACAAGATTCGCCAAGTACAAATATATATACATATACATACAACTCACAAAAGCCTAAAAAGACTTTACAAGAAGCCGAGATAATAAGAGTATATGATAAGGTGCCTATAAGAGCTTTAGCACAGGAAAGCTCAGGCAATAGAATTATATACGGAAACTTTATTAATCAAAGTACACCTCCTGCAAATCTTGATTACAATGTACAAGTAATTGAAAAGAATACACCTAGAACCTCTTGGTATGAATATCCAAATCACACATTAAAACAAAATAGATCCTACCAGGTAGGTGTTGTTTTAGCTGATAAATTTGGAAGACAATCATCTGTAATATTATCTAATGGTACACCATTTGCTCCAATTGAGGGCTTAATATTTGGGGCATCGTCCGTGTTTTTACCATACAAGGGTGAATCATGGGCCATAAACGTTAAGGAATGGCTAGGGGAAGTTTTAGCTATAACATTTAATTCTACGGTTACATCGGTAAGAAATGAAACTACCGGAACGCCCGGGTTATACGCTACAGTTTCTGGAGAAATAGCTAATAGTTCTGATGGGTTTGAAATAATAGCCTCCTCTATTGTTGATAATGTTTATGATTTTACATTGCCAATTCCAGACTTAATAGCAGATCCTCCAGTTATACCGCAACGAAACATCCCGGTAGAAGGAAACTTTTTAAAAGGCAAATACACTGATTATGTTAAAGTTATTAATGTAGATCCCATATCTGACTACAATATTATAGTTACTACAGATAAACCAATAAGTGATTTATATGCTTATAACGATGTAAACGACCATGACATAAAATATTCATATTCTATAAATGAACTAGGATGGTACTCCTATAAAATTGTAGTAAAGCAAACAGATCAAGATTACTACAATGTTTATGTTCCTGGAATGCTAGCTGGCTATCCCGTGTGGCAATCTTTTAAAGCTACCGGCCCATTCACTGGACTTGAATATACAGCATTCCCCGAAAATGAAGAGGAATCTACTTGCCACTTTGCTTTGCTTAATGACAATATAAATAAGGTGCCACGTGATTTATCTGAGGTTGGACCTAATCAAAGACAATATAGGAGCAGCGTTAAATTGTGGGGACGAGTAGAGAACGTGTTATTAAACCCAAACCCGCCTACATCACCAGCTCCTGATCCATTGCCTGAAACAACAAATAGACAATATTACCCAGGAAAAACACCAGATACTGTTAGCACAATAGCCCCGTCAAATGAATTAGATTTTTTAATAAATAGTCTTATCCCAAACCCGTATGGGTCTGCGGCTTTTAATATTTATCAATTAAATACAAGTCCGTTAATTGCTAGGGTTTCAACCGTTAATCAAGTTGGCGTAATAGGTAATTATTCCACTAGCCCATCACCTCCAAATGCTTTTAGATCTATGAGTCCGTTTTTGGGAGTTTATGAAACAGATCCGGTAAAGTCAATGCTTGACATATTTTACGAAACGTCTACGTCTGATTATATATCAAACTTAAATTGGGATATAATCGTTGGCTCAAATGGTGTAACAGGAGTTTCTACAATAACCTTTATATACAATGAGAATCAGCCACTTAATGCTGACACTTTTGATTTAGAAACAGGGGCGCCGGACTCAAGCTGGGTTACAGATGAATTCTGGTTTACAGACGCAAGCGGTACATTTGTTGAGCTTATTGATTCTGTTAATTTTGAAGTTAGAAATAATAGCGAAAATAGTTCATCTTCAGACGTGACTAATCATTTTGAATTAGTGGAAAAACCAGGTTTCAATGGTATATGGAGAATAAAGATAAAAGACAATACAACTTATTTTGGGTTAAATAGAAATTTTGAAGGTACATTTAGCTTTAGGTTTATAGTAACAAATACAGTAGACGCAGATACTTATGTTATAGAATTGAATGCTCAATCTCCTGATTTTAAAATATCTAACGCAGAGCCAATAGTAACCAGGCCCGAAACTGACAACATAACTTATTTTGTACCACTAAACCAACCCGCAACAGATGGTACCCCGTCTACAATAATAATTGATTCCGTTGGAGTTAATGGATGTAGCAGTCCTTCTGCTGCATATAATGGTAAAGACTTATTTTGGAGTCTTACGGGCCCTGGAGAAGATTTTAGCTTTATAATGACTTCTCCGCCATATGATTCTACTGGAGATATTAAATTATATGACGATACACCCACGGAAGGTGTCTCGGAATGGAATATTAATTTAAAAGATTCTAGTGACTTTGAAGGTTTGGCTACTCCTCCACCTAATATAGTAGATCCTCAATTAGGCAGTTTGAGCACAACTCGCGCCGTAAGATTTAATGTAGAGAATCGTTCGGTATGGTGCGCAGATTGCACGCTAGATTGGGAATATATAAACCCTTATCATAAGCTTTTTGTAAACGCTCTTAAATTTAACGTGGCGAGAATGCTAAGAGAGAATGAAAAGATAGCTGACACTAATACAACATTAAGAATAAATGGATATAAGCAACTTGGACAAACAGCATTTCAGCCCACCACCAGCACCATAAATACATTCCTTAACCCAAGTACTACTGAAATAGGGGTTTTTGGGCCGCCAACAGGGAATGCGGCTATTTTTGGAATTGCAAGTTTTTTAGGACAGCCTTATTATGTTACAACGCTTAGAATAGTTGGCTCTATAAGTGTAATAAATACCGTTGACCCGGGTTTAAATAGATCTATACCTAGCCAAGAATATATATTAACATTGACAGACACCGGTAATCCCAACGATGAATCCAAATGTCAAACTTGTAGGTATTTTCCTAACGGAGATAGCACTCCATATCCAGGGGAACCTCGTTATATAAGCACAGACGAGAAAGATTGGATGATAGAAAATACTTCTACTGTAAATGTTTGGTGGAGAGGTATAAACGCAGACAACGATGCTGTAATAGGAGGAAGGATTGCTACGAACTCGTATGTAGCAAGTACCGCCAATGTCCCTCCCGGAATATTCCCAAAGGTTAGAGAAGGCACGTTAAGAGTTACCGGTCAAAACTTAGTGGATGGAGAACCTGTAATTGGAGAAGGCGTTCTTGCGACAATAACCTATTACGATCCGGATCCTCCACTTGAGCCTTAGATTACGCTTTAGCGTAACTAATGTAATACTAATAAAAAACAAGTAATTATAATTATGGCAGCAACTATAGAAGTAAAGTATTTTAATTCATATTGGCTAAAGAAGATAGAATCAGTGCAATCAGCTACGGAGTATATTACTAAAGGAGAATATGCGGGGAACGCTTTTACAGACCCAAGCCTTGGGGATACATGGAAGTTTACATTTGTGGCAGGGCAAAGCTTTTTTACATATTATAAGGAACCTGCTGATGAATACCCAACCCCAATGGATCTAATAGGTCCCGGTCAAAAGTTTTCTTATACATATGCTGACGACTTATATGAATATATCATTATAGGTTATGAAACAATTACTGCGGATGAAGAGTATAAGATATACTTAAACAAGTCTATATACTCCCCTACTTTTAATATTGATCCATTAGGGGATCCTCCAGTATTCACATCTCTTACTTTTGGTAGGATTATAGATTTTAATTATGTGCCTGGAGATGATAGATATGGTATTGGGGAACAAGATTGGTTTATAGAAGAATCTAGAATACGTGGAGGATATAATAATGTATCAACTGATTTAGGCGTACGTGCTTTTGTAGTGGACGATAATCCTAATAGACAACGAAGACAAAACGCCCTTATTTATTCAGGTATATTCAATTCAAGAACAGGTATAAATGATACAAATCAATTTTCTGTTGGAGAGGATATAACTAAAAGTGTAGATCCCTCACAAGGTTCAATACAAAAATTATATGCTGAGGATACAAACCTTATTATATTCCAAGAGAATAAAGTTAGTAGAGCGTTAATAGATAAAAGTGCCGTATATTCAGCAGAGGGTGAAGCGTTGACAACATCTGGCATGCAAGTTATAGGGCAAATACAATCGTATGCGGGTAACTATGGCATCGGAACAAATCCTGAAAGCTTTGCAACATTTGGTTATAGAAAATACTTTGTAGATAGGCCACAGAATGCTGTATTAAGACTATCACAAGATGGTATTACAGAAATATCAAATACAGGAATGCTAGATTACTTTAGAGATAATTTAGGAGCAATTGGAGACAATGGGAAAGTTCTTGGTTCTTGGGACATGCATAATAAACAATACGTTGTTTCTATGCAACCCGCATTAACCCTCAACGCTTCTCGTCCCTCGGATCCTGGATTTGTAAATACTTTTGAAACATTAGCATTTGACGAAGATAGCCTTGGATGGACAAGTAGATTTTCTTTTAGACCTGACAATGGCTTTAGTTTGCTAGGTAATTATTATACAGCGGCTAATGGTAATTTGTGGAAACATTATTCTTTCAATGTGCCTAGAAGCAATTTTTACGGATCTAGATACTCTTCCACTGTTACATTGGTATTTAATGGTGAACCATCACTAGCTAAAACCTTTCAAACAATAAACTATGAAGGATCAGCAGGATGGGAGTTATCAGAAATATATACCGACACAAGTGTTGGAGCTCGTATAACACAATCTGTAGTCCCTGTAGGATTGACAGCGTTGCAGGATCAATTGTTCTCAAACAACTTTAAGTTTAAAGAGAATAAATATTTTGGTAACATACTTAATATATCCCCTGTTTCAGATGGAACAATTGTATACGGGCAATCAATGTCTGGTATTAATGGGTTTTACGCTACAGGCACTTTTGTGACTAATTCGAGCGCGTCTATGCTTCTATTTGCGGCTTCGTCTACATTTACAATATCTTTAAACAATTAAATTATATGGAATTAAAATTAAGATCTTTACTAGAATCAGATTGGGAAACATTACAAGAATGGTGGACTAAATGGAATTGGCCGGAAATGAACAAAGACCTATTGCCATTAGATGGATTAGGCGGATTAATAGTTTGTAAGGGCGATACGCCGGTAATTGCTGGATTTTTATATTTAACAAATTCTAAAGTAGCTTGGATGGAATGGATTATTTCGAATCAAGATTATAGAGAATCAGATAGGAAAGATGCGTTAGAGATGTTGATACTTGGGTTAGAACAAGTAGCTTTAAGTGTTGGTAAAAATATAATATTAAGTGTCGGCAGAAACACGGGATTAATAGATATGCATAAAAAATTAGGGTATACGGTGGATGAAAACGCATCGTATGAAATTTCAAAAAAATTAATATAGTATGGCAGTAGCAACAGCAGTAGGGGCGGGGGTAGCAATAATAGGGGGAGCAGTAGCAGCAAACCAAGCGAGTCAAGCGGAAAAAGGAGCACGTAACGACGCGGCACGATCAAAGGCTGAAATGGCAGCAATTAAAGCGGCTAGGCAACCTATAACAAACCCTTACGCGAGCACAACAAATCTTAGTGGACTTGCTAAAGATTTATCCGGATCAATAACTAATCCATATGCTAATCTTGGCGTTGCTACACAGGCGGCTGAGATGCAAGCAGAGGAGGCTGATATGGCTCTAGCAAATACATTAGATACATTAAGGGCTACCGGGGCAAGTGCTGGGGGGGCAACGGCATTAGCTCAAGCGGCTTTGCAAAGTAAAAAAGGCATTTCAGCAAGCATTGAACAACAAGAGGCGGCTAATGAAAAACTGCGTGCTCAAGGAGAAATGGAGCGTAATCAAATGAAAATGGCTGAACAACAAAGACTGCAATCAATTCAAATAAGTGAAGGACAAAGAGTTCAAGGAGCGGAAGCCGCTGGGAAACAATTTATGTTTGGGGCACAAGAAGACAGAACTAATGCTGACTTAGGTCAAGCTGCCGGGCAATATGCTCAAGCACAACAAAACCAAGTGTCTGCTCAAATGGGGCAAGCCGCCGCGTGGGGAGGTGCAATTGGAGCAATTGGCACAGGTCTTGGTAATTTAGGCAAAGCAAGGTCTGATAAAAAAACAGTTAAAACCGATACAAGTGATGGAAAAAAAACCGATACAAGTGATGGAAAATAAAATTATAAACCATGAGTGCATACGATAATCCAACTATAATAAAAAACGATTCTGCCTTAATTTGGGCGGAATCAATGAATAAATTTGGCGAAAATTTTAATAAAAGCTTTGAGGCGTCTCAAAATAGACGATACCTTGAAGAAAAGGAGGCTAGGCTGATAGAAGAAAAAAACGCAAAGGAAGCTAAAGAACAAACCTTAAATAATCAAGTATTTCTTAGCAAAAGTAGGTATGACGACCAAGCTCGTGTTGAAAAAGTTGGTGCCGGGTTAGTTAAGGTGGGAGCTGACATTTCCGGGGTGGATTTATATAATAAATTTGTAATAAATACAGGAGCTGTGGATGGCGAAAACAATCTTAGCATTGCTACTGTTGTGCAAGATAAAGAAGCCTTAGACAAAAAAGCCGCATATTCATCGCAAAGAGCCACGGGAGAGCAAAATTTAACAACCGCTATGGGAGGGATGTTTTCTCAGGCCGACGCAATCAAAAGCGGTAAAATCAATGACACAAATATAAAAAGTATTAGGTTTAACGGAGATAACTTATTAACCCAAGCTATTAATAGATCCACCACACTTGGCAATGCATACTTTGACCCCACAAAAACTACAAGGGACCTAGTGTACGATGCTAACGGAGACCCCTCAAAAATCACCCTGTTAATAAATAACAAAATTGGAACAAAAGAGGATGTCTTTAAGTTTTTTGAAGCCACCAATCCCGGCGTTAAAGACCCCGCGTTTTTAGAAAGTGAATTTCAAAAAGGGCTACAAAACGAAGATATTATTGAATCTGTACAAGATGGCGTAAAAAAATATGAATTTAAGTTTAAAAAAGAAATAGATAAAAACTGGGATGGGACTTTATATTCTGAAGTGCCGGAAATAGAATACGGTAAATCGCCTATATTGGCTGGGGTTTATAGTAAAGAAGGTGATAATAAAATAAGTAGTAATTTTATAGGCGGATTAACATATGAAAAGATAGCCGGCAATGCAAAGCTAAATAAAAATCAAGGCACCGTAATGTATGAAAGACAAGAGGTTTTTATGGACAATATTATTTCAGCGATGAAGCCTACAATGGTTGCACAAGCGCAGGGGCTAATAGCGTCTTATCTTTCAAATAATAATGTTGCGGACGGTGTACTAGCTCAATTAGATTACGGAACTAATTACCCTTCAAAAGCATTTGCAGACCTAACGACCAACCAAAAAGTAGCCGCTTTAGTGGAAAGAATGGAAAAAAAGGAAAAACAAAATATAATTGAGAAATCTGATCTTAAAACAATTAAGGATGCTAAAGGGATAGAAAGATATTATATAATGGATGAAAAAAATAATCAAATATTTAGTAATGCCACAACCAAAACGTCAGGCGGTGGACAAACTGATTTTGATAAAAAAGAAACTATTATTGCGAATAAAACAAAAGAAATTGTAAAGAAAATCAATGATAGCAGCTATAAACTTCCAATTGATTCCCCTGATGGTAATAGGCGTATAGTTTACATAGACGGCGTTGGATGGGTGGCTAAAAATAAATCAGGCGGTAATTGGATAAAAGACAAAGATTATATAAGCCTTACCGATAAGAAAGAGTTAGCAAAACAATTTTTAGAAATAACCGTAGAATAATAAATAAGCTTTATGTTAGAATACGAACTAAACGGTAAAATATATACGGAGAATGATTTAATAGCTGCAGCCGGAGGTAAAGATAAGGTTGCGGCTTATATTAAAGCTAAGGGGTATAAAGTATCTAATAAAAAAACAAAACAACCCGCTAAATTTGATGGAACATTTGGCGAGGATATGTATAACAAACCATTTGGGTTTGAAAATATTGCGAAAGATAAATTTTCTGAAATCAATAAAACTAAAAAGAAAAAAATACCAACCATGAAACCCGAGCTTATAACAACTCCGGGAGTTAATGATTTTGGAGCGCGAATTAGTGGGGATGTAGAGCCTTGGAGCTTTAAAGAGGAAGGGCTTACTGCTAAGGGCAAGGCAAAAAAAGATGCTGAGTTAAAAGCAAAACAAAAAGAGAGAGCAAAGACAGCAGAGCAACAATTATATTTAGACAAAACAAAAGATTATAGAACAAAGCAAGCCTTAGACGAACTTAGTTTTGATAATCCTAACAATGTTAATTACGATATAAATAAAGAGAGCATCGTTGAAACCGTAGATAATCTAAATAAAAAAATAAATAGATTAGGCATTGAGGCTGAAGAATTTGGAAAGCAAATAATTTTTAGAAAAATTGGACAAAACGAAGGATATGGGGGAACTAAAAACGGGACTTATTTTGATTTATCTGACATAGCGGGAATGAACAAGTTTGTTTCTGATTTTGGGGACAAAACATATGCTAAAAAAATAAAAGAATCATCTAAAACTAAATACCCTAATTTATGGGAAAAAATAACACCCCCTTTATTATCAGCAAAAGAAAAAGAGGAGCAAGCTACTAGAGGGTTAATAGAAGGCTTTAAAAGCTTAGATAATGCGGGGGCAAATTACGCATCGTCTATGACTATGGGGGGGACAAGTGGGTCCACAGTAACTAAAGATTCGTTTAAAAATCCATATGATTATGAATTATATAAACAATGGAAGAAAAACCCCAATGGAATTATTGAACTTCCAGAAAGCAGAATAGAAGCGTGGGATAAAACACGTAAAGAGAAGTTTATAGATAGAGCCTCAACTGACTACGCTCGCACATTAGCTCCCGAAGATAGAAAAAATCTACAAATATTAACACAAGAAAAAGTAAATGATGTTCGATATGCTACAAAAAGTTTAATACAAGATATAAGCTTATATAAAGCAAAAGAAACAGACTGGGGCAAAGAAGTAGAATTATACAAAAAAACACCAAGCCCAGAAAAATTAAAAGAGCTAAAAGCTATGTCATTAAGTTTAATAGACGAACAAAATGAAATAGGTAATAAGCAAAAACAATTACAAAAAGAATCAGATTACGCGGGATCCGTATTGGCTCCTGCTATTACCGCTTTCGGAGCAAATTATAATAGAATTAATCAACTACAAAATGCTTCAGAGTCTGTGCTAGTTGATGTTGCCGCAGCTTTTGACGATATAGCAGCATACGGCTCTTCGGCTATATTAGGAGTTACTCATGAAAAATTAGTTAAAGACGATAATCTTGGCTTAATGCACACCGCAAGTGAATTGAGCAAACAAAAACAAAGATACCAAAAAAGTGTTGGAATAACGGATATTAATAGTCTTGACGACGCGGGTAACTGGCTAATGAGCTCCACCGTAAATACATTGCCTTCAATAGGAATGGCTTTTACAGGATCCGCCGCACTACCTTTATTTTTTGCTAGTGGTTATGGGGGTAAAGCAACCGAGATGGCTTTAGAAGCAGAAGAAGCTAAAAAAAGATTAAGCGAAAATAATTATGAAATTAATAATACCACTGATGGATTTGTAAAGACTCAATTGCAACAACAGATTGATGTGGACGAAAAATTATTAAGTTTACCAGAATATAAAAAGTTTGCAGCAAAAGCGTTGTTTGGAACCGCTGAGGTTGGTTTTGAAATGATGGGTACATTAAAGATACTTAAAGGTATTGGTAAAGCAGCAAGGATGTTGCCAGAAAAAACATTAAAAGAAGGTCTATTATGGGCTGGTAAAAACGCAGTTAAAAATTTTAATACAGAAGGATTGTCCGAACTTGGAACCACCTTAACTAATAATTTTGTTGACATCCATGTATTAGGAAAAAATAAAAACTTTTTTGAGGGCGGTTTAGAGTCTTATACTCAAGGGGGATTAATGGGTGCTGGTTTTGGTGGCGTTGAAACTTATAATGTTATGAAGCGTGCTATTACCAGTGAATTAGCTGCTAAAAAACAGAGTAAAAGAATGCAAGATATTGCTAATCAAATTAGCGAATTAACAGGGATTAAAGGTTATAAATTAGATCAAAGCATACCTCTACCTATGCAAACCCCCGCCGTCCAAAAATTAGTAAATGAATTAGTTGACGAAAGCGAGAGTATTGAAAGTAACATTATTGGTAGATTAGGCGTTGACTTAACATTAGAACAAGTAACTCAAGTAGGCGATATTAATAGGCAAATTAGAGAAGTTAATAAAGATTTTTCAGAGGCGGCAAAAGATCCTAATTTAAACCCGGCACAATTAAAAACTTTAGAAACTTATTATAGAGGTAAGTTTAATGAACTAGTTAATCAAAGAGAAACATTGCTGACTGACCCGGCTGCTTCTGTTGAAAATAAACAAAAAAACATTGAAGCTAGATTTGAATTTGATCTTACGCAAGGGTACGGCATGTACAATTATCGCATGCAAAAACTTAGCGTTGGGCAAGTTGCAAACACCTTTAACAATTTAAACAGCACAACTAAAACCGATTTGCTACTTAAAGCTAAAACCGAATTAGAACAAGAAACAATTGGTAGTACAACAACTATTTCTGAAAAAGATATAGAAGACAGGGCTTTAAATACCTATGTTAAAAACCATTATACCAAAGCTATAAAAGACGGTATCAACAACGCAAATGCTTTCGCAAAAAGTAAAGGGGTGGACGTAAAAATAATAGCAATTGAGGACATACCGGATAGCATAAATGATGAGGGGGAAGCCGTAAAAGGACAAACTGTAGAAGAACAAATGCTTAAGATACTTGAAAGTTCTGAAGTTGATAAAAATAGCGAAAACTATAAAGAAGCTATTCAGGCTATAAAAGACGGCGAATTAGAGGGGGCTAATGCTGTTATTGACGGAAAACCTGTGGTATTAATTAATATGCCATTATCCGTTGAAAACAATAGAACAGGTATTGGTTCTCACGAGGTATTGCATACAGCTGTTAAAAAAGCTTTTGCTGACCAAAAAGGCATAAATAAAGCAGGAGAAAATTTATTACAATATCTTGAAACTTTTGATCCAAATTTATATGCGTTAGTAACTGCAAGGATAGATTCAAGTTACGCAAAAAGAGAAAACGCAAATGTTAAAACAAAAGGTGGATTAAAGCAAGTTAATTTAAGACTTAGAGATGAAAACGGAGATATTATAAAAAATGAATTTTATTATGAAGAGGCTTTAAATGCTTTATCTGATATTGCGTCAGACGGAGTAAAAATGCCTAAAGATTCTTTAAATTCACTTAGAAATTTTATAAATAACTTATTACCGAATGGCTTTCCTAAATTTAAAGAAAATCAAGGAGCTGATGTTTATCAATTTGTAAAAGACTATAATAAAGAGGCTCAATTTGGTAAAAAGAAATCAGCAAACACAATTAATTTTTCAAACGGAACAATAGGGGGCGATCAAGAAAAAACAAGATTATCTAAAACCGTTAAAGAACTTAAAGCAGAACTTGATGATATAATAGAAAATGAAGGGGATTATGACCCATATGATTTTGATCAACAAGTACGTAATTTAGAAGGTAAAATTAAAAACGCTATTGCAAAAGAAAAGTCAGGTATTGCTCCTGTAGTTAAAAAAGTAGTAACAGAACAAGACGAAGTTAAAGAAATAATAAAAAATGAAAGAGGTTCTGTAGCTTCAGATAAAGTACAAAAAATATACGAAGAAGAAGGCGAAAAAGGAGCTGGTAAAATTATAAAATTATTTAAACCAATAACCGCAAAGATAGTTGCAAAACGTAGAGATGCCCCTGGTTTTAACGAAGAGGACTTAACTAGTGAGATAGAGAATGGGGCAGGTGGATTATTTGATTTAATTAGAAGCTACGATGCAAGTAAGGGCGTTCCATTAGCTGCTTACATTAATAAAAATTTACCGCTAAGAGCAATTACATCGTCAAGAAGAATACTAGAAGGGGAGTTTAAAAAAGATGTTACAGAAGAAAAAGGCATAATGGCTGAAGAAACTGTTACAGAGGCAAAAGAAAAGCCAAAGTATAGAAACGCATTAGAAGCAAATGTTTTTCCGTCAGAGGTCTTAAAAACAGCCACAAACAAGATCATAACAATAGTTAGAACATTAAAGTCTAGAATAGATGCTCCGGTTACATTAAATAGAACTGTAACACCATTGATTTCTGAGATTAGAGATGAAGTGGGCAAGCAATTGGATATTGATATAAAAACAATGCTCGGGGGTAAAAAAGATGGAGTGCTTAGAAAAGAATTACTAAGAACCAAGAAGTATATTCTTGAGAATATGACAACTACTTGGTTAATGGGTAAAGACGGGCAGGGAGGAATACCTCAAGCTATTCAAAAACAAATTGATGGTAAATGGGTTAGTTTTCCTGATTGGGTCGGTCAAAAAATTGACAGAGAAAAAACTACAACAGATCAAGCAGGCCGAACTTCCGGGGCTGAATTAGTTAGAAGATTGCCTAATGTAAACAATAATGTTTCTAATGAAGAATTTTTAGCACAAGTAATAGGGCCTGATGGCAACCCTATACGTGGTAGAAAAGAATCATTATCTAAAGCGATGTCTGAAGAAGGAGCATTTGATATTATCAATAATGATCTTGAAAGTCAAGGGCCTATTTACGAAGCATTATCAGCTAATCAAACTAGATTAGGCGTTGAAGTTATGGGAAATTTTCCGGCAGTATTTCAAAAAGACTCTGATAGAGGAAATATTAAATCTTCAAAAACATTTAATAATTTTAATGATTTACAAAAACAATATGTAATAGATAACTCTATTAATTTAGCTTCCGAATTAGCTAATATTAATTATAATATTATACCAGAGGAAGAGGATATTTTTAAAGCATTGCAAAAAGTTTATAATAACGGAACCATATTTAATGAAGATTTAAAAGAGTTAGCAAAAGACATAGAAAGTTATTATACACCTATATTGGCTCCAAAATTAAAAAAGCAAAGCATTGAATATATAAAAAACTTTATTAGCGCGTCTCTTGAAGAAAATAGCAATAAATTAGATTATCAAAAAAATAATCAATTAAAAGACGCAGAGGGTAATGTTGTAAATATCATTGGAACACTATTTAATCAACCACAAGACGTTAGACAGGCCTTAGCGATCACCTCTAAGTTTATAACTCATTTAGGAAAAAAATATAATAATGAAGAATTAAGCGCTAGATTAAGAAAAATTGGTTCATTTTTAGCATCACAAGCTCAAATTGGCGACGATAGCCTTACAATACAAGATAATCAATTAGTGCCTCAAACCCCTAGGGTAGCTATAGACAGAAAAACACAAAAAGAAAAAAAGAAAAGAGCGTCAGATCAAATATATTCTAGTAAAGGAGCGTTTTGGACAGCGACAAAGTTTGCTTTAAAAGACATTAAAGTTGTTTTAGAACCTGGATTTAGTAGAAATAGAAAAAAATATATTGAAGATGATTCTAAAAAATTATACGCTAATAGAAATAATGCGGAATATTTAGAAAATAAGAAAAAAACCGCTATTGAAAATCAAGAATTTCTATATGAAATACTAGATTGGTATTATGATCCAATAAATAAAGTTCCTGACGCTGCTAAAGCAATGCTTTGGAAAAGTTTAAATTCTAATCAAGAAAGTCCTTTAAGAAAAGCAGCTATTGCAAAATGGATATTTGATGAAACTTCAGGACCAAAAGAGTTTGGGGAACTGCGTTACGAACATTTAAAAAGTGTAGATAAAACAAGGGCTCAATTATATAAATTATTTAGCGGTAATTTGTCTGAACAAGAAAGAAAAAAGCAATTTGCTAACGTAATGGAAGACTTTAATGTTGCAGTAATTCCGGTTTCTATGGATAAAGAAATCGGCAAACTTGGGTTTCAAATAAAAGGCATAGCAGGAGACCTTTCCGAAGGATCAAGATATTATAACATTGCAACAATGGGCAACCCCGCGCTATATTCTTTAATAAATTTAGACCCTAATGCGGAAGTAAAAACATTAGGAGATGGATTTGTAAGATTTTCAAAAACATATAATCCGCAAAATGGAATTAATATTGATGCCGTAACAAACTCTTTGACAACAAAATACTCTAAAACACCAAAAGGTATATCTGTTTTTGATTTTGACGATACCGTTGGCTTAACAAAAGGTAGTGTGCTATACACAATGCATGATGGCACCAAAGGAAAACTTAATGCTGAAGAGTTTGCTAAAGAAGGATCTAAGCTTTTGGAAGAAGGAGCAGTATTTGATTTTTCTGAGTTTAGCAAAGTTGTAGGAGGTAAGCCAGGGCCAATGGTTGAGAAGATGAAAAAGATGATTGGTAAATTTGGGCCAGAGAATTTCTTTATACTTACCGCTCGCCCGGCTGATGCGGCAGTGCCAATACATGAGTTCTTATCCTCAATAGGTATTGATATACCATTAGAGAACATAACAGGATTAGGCAATAGCGCAGCTCAAGCAAAAGCAGACTGGATGGTTGGTAAAGCAGCTGAGGGATACAATGATTTTTATTTTTCTGATGATGCAATACAGAACGTCAAGGCTGTACGGGATGCTCTAAATGTGCTCGATGTTAAATCAAAGATACAACAAGCAAGGCTTAAGTTTAGTAGAACCATGTCTCAAGAATTCAATAACATTATTGAAGCGAATACAGGAATGGAGAACTACAAAGTATTTTCTGATATAACCGCTAGGAGAAGGGGAGCTAACAAAAACAAATTTGATTTTTATGTACCGCCTTCTGCGGCAGACTTTGAATTACTACTTTACAAATTTATGGGTAAAGGAGCAACAGGAGAAGCACAAAAACAATTTTTTGAGGAAGCATTGATAATACCTTATATAAACGGTGTTGATTTAATGGATGCCGCAAGACAATCTATAAAAAGGAACTACAAAGAATTATTAAAAGCATTCCCAGATGTTAAAAAAGACCTTGAAAAGCTAACACCTAACAAAGATTTTACATACGATCAAGCTATGCGTGTTGCAATATGGAATCAGTTTGGCACAGAAATACCTGGTTTATCTCAAAGAGATATAACGTATTTATCTGATTTAGTTAACAATGATCCAGAACTTGCTGCATTTAAAGATGGTTTAATAGTAATGGGTAGACAAGAAAAAGGTTGGTTGCCACCAGATACTTTTTGGGACGCTAATACTATTATATCAGATTTATACAATATTACTGAAGGTTCTGGTAGAAAAAAATTCTTAAGCGAGTTTATTGAAAACACAGAAGAAATCTTTGGTAAGTGGGAAGATGGTAGATTAGTTGGCCCTAATATGAACAAGGTTGAGGCTGTCTACGGCACAAACGTTAGGGAAGCATTGGAAGACTCTGTATACAGAATGATCAATGGTAAAAACAGAAGTTATGGTGGTGATAAAGAGACTGCTGCGTGGAGTAGTTGGGTAAATGGTTCAACAGGAGCAATCATGTTCTTGAACACCCGTTCTGCTGCATTACAAATGTTAGGAGCTGTTAACTTCTTGAACTGGAGAGATAATAATCCATTCAATGCCGGTAAAGCATTTTTAAACCAACCTCAATACTGGAAAGATTTTGCTCATATATGGAATTCAGATAAACTGAAAGAAAGACGTGGCGGATTAAGAGAAGATGTTGCCTCTGCTGAAATCGCAAGTGCAGCAGCAAATAGTAAAAATAAGGCTGTTGCAGTAACATCATATTTATTAAAAATAGGTTATACGCCAACACAGTTAGCGGATAGTTTTGCTATTGCAATGGGAGGTGCTCCATTCTACAGAAATAGAATTAATACTTACTTGAAAGAAGGACTTACAGAAGACGAAGCAGAATCAAAAGCGTGGGAAGAATTCTCAAAAGTATCAGATGAAACACAACAGTCAGGTGATCCAAAGGACATATCAAAACAACAATCAAGTGGGGCTGGTAGACTTTTATTAGTATTCCAAAACTTTACAATGCAGCAATCCCGTATTGTTAAGAAAGCTGCGCTGGATCTTAAAAATAGAAGAGGTGATGATAAAACTAATATATCTAAAATAGTTTATTATCTAGCAGTGCAAAACATAATGTTCTCTACGTTACAACAAGGATTGTTTGCTGTTATGTTTTACGAAGATGATGATGAGGAAAAAGATAAAAAGAAAAAGACAAAACAAGAAGCTGCTATTGACGTTGGTAATGGAGTATTAGACAGTATACTTAGGGGCACTGGATTTGTTGGTGGTGTAATAGCTACATTAAAAAATACAGTTATTAAATATTTAGAAGAAAAAGAAAAGAAACAAAAAGCCGAATACGCTAAGATTGTTCTTGAGGCCGCAAATATGTCTCCCCCAATTGGATCTAAATTAAGAAAAATATATAGTTCATTACAGCAAACTAAATATGATAAAGACTTAATAGAAGCGAGAGGATGGGGAGTAATGCAAGACGGTAGGGTTCACTTAGGCCCTATGTATTCTGTATCCGGAAAACTTGTTGAGGTTGGCGCTAATTTCCCTATGGATAGATTAGTAAATAAGGTAGAGAATCTTTCGCAAGCATTTAACGCAGAAAATACATCAGTGCAAAGATTAGCCACGGGGCTTGGTTATTCGCCATGGACAGTTGGTATTGAGGGTACTAAGGGAGACTTACTTATAAAAGCCGGTGCTAAAGAAAAACGTAAAAAAGAAGGTGTAATAAAAGCTAAAGAAACAAGAAAAGAAAATGCAGAAAGACTAAGGGATAGTCTTGATAGCTTGTCTCCAAAAGAATTATATAAATATGAAATAAAAAAAGAATTAGAAAAAGAAGCCGAAAGCGAAAGGAAGGATAAAGAAGAAATGCAGGCATATATTAAAGAAGCACAAAGGCTAAAAAAATTAAAACAATTAAACGAGAACAAATAGTAATAGGCAACATACCTATAGTTCCGTAAAAAGGAAGGGGACCACATTAGTGAATCCCCTTTTTTTATTACAGTAAATTAAACTCTAAATAATCACCATTAGGGTTTAGGAGCCAAGGCTTCTTCTTTTTCCACTTGCTTTGTCATAGCTTTAATTGCATCTTCATAACCAGGCATTAATTTGATTACTTCTAATGTGCCTGCGGCAAGCGTTGTTAAATGTTGTTGTTCACTCATTACTTGTTGTAAAAGCCTAACTAAGGCGTCTACTTTGTTTTTCATTTCAACTAAGGTTTGTTCTTTCATTTTTTTATTTTATAAAACATTACAAATACTATTCTACTGTCTGTGAATTCGTTGGGATACTTACTATGGAAGTAATTACATGGGTAAGATATTAATCTATTCTTTTTATGGCCTATAACAGATTTTAAGTCCCATAGATCAAGATCATTAGCATCTTCGTTTAATAATCTATTTTGTTCTTCAACACTAATATTCTCTAATTTATGCCCGTGCTTTTTATGTTCCCAGAAAGCAGTTCCGTTTAAACCATCTTGCTTACACTCCGAAACAAATAATACGCACGCCCTATCTGGTTGTTGTCCCTCTATTATTGAATCATTATGTATTCTCCAATCTTGATCTTGGCCTTGTTTAGCTTCACGCATAAACCCCAATATAGGTTCTATTCTATGGCCTTCCAAATCTTCAATCTCAAATTTTATAATATCCATGATTGGCAAAGTAAGTCTTTTAACCCAGAAGGATTTTCCAGGAGTTTTTATTTCCTGGAATTCACCCTTACTAGTATTTAAGAATTCAATTAAATTATCGTCTAAAAAATCATCTTTTATATAGATCATACTATTTCACAATTACCACCACCACAAGCGGCCGAGTCGCTAAAATTTGTATTGTCTTGTATTTCAATTACCTTAGATAAATCGACATCTTTTAAGGTTAACATCATTTCTTCATATACTTCTTTAGTACAATCCTCAAATGGCGTTTGTTTATAAGTTCCCCCGTGATAAGGTAATACAGACAAACCATTGTAATATTCTTTGTTTGCCCACATCCATTCACCAACAATTTTCCATTCGTCATCTCTAACGGAAACTGTACAAGAAACATTATGTGTATTGTTTCCTTTATCATGACCTGTCTTAACCCAATCCTTAGAAATCAATTTAACACGTTCTAACAAATCTAATGTAGACTCATGTCGTGTTATAGCTCCATTAGGAGCCTTCTGAGGCACAGAAACGACTGCTTGTAATGTTGGATTAAAATATTCATCTTCGATCAGTTCTGGATGATTTATGGCTAAATAAGAATAGATTGCTTCATTCTTGCCCAATCGCATTCTACGGATGTAATAGTCGTTATGCCAAGCATGAATCCCACTGCTAGTGCCGAGCACCAAAGAAGTAGTTCCAGCAGGTTTAACAGCGGTAGTACGAGCAGCCCTATTAATACCAAGAGCAGCAGAAATAACATTATTAGTTTCTTTAACAACTTGTGCGGCTTCTTCATAGTTTAATTTTAAGTTAGATTTAGAGGCGATACCCGTCATTGATACGCCAAGCAATGCGTCTTTTTCTGTGTTTTTTCTCCATATATCACGTAGATAATGAAAGTCTGAATACGATGCTTGTAATGTTCCTAAGAACGCTGCGGCTGATGCTCTTGCATTGAATTCTTCTTGACTTTCGATGTCTGCCATATTAATCTCTGTAAGATTACAAAACTGATATGGTCTTAAAGCAATCTCGCAACAAGGATTTGTTCCCCAGTCTTTATCATTAGTTAAATATATACCCGGTTCTCCTGATCCAGATGCTTCAATGCGTTCCCATACTTTATCAAATGTTTTCTTATCAATCTTATGACGCAGTAAAACAACTGAGTTATTTGATCTACCTCTTTGCGGATTGTTTTCCCACCAATTACCAGCTTTACAATTTAGCATTGCATCGGAATCAAGGTCAAACAAACTAATCATTGCAGCACGTCTGATGCCTCCGGCTAAAACAGCATCGGCAATATGACACTGAATATCGTGGCACTCAATATCTGTAAGCTTTGATCTATCCGCTTTTTCTCTAAGGATAGCTTCAATCTTAACTAAGGTTAATCTTAATGGCTCAGGCCCTGGGGCTTTACCTCCGGCAGTTACTAACAATGCTCCCTTATGCCTGATGTCAGAAAAGTCAAACTCTATATGAGATGTCAATGCGCCTGTATATGATTTGAATAATACCTTAACTGCATCAGCCCACCCAATAATACTATCCTGAACTACATATCTTTTCTTGCGATCGTAGTTTGGCTTTCTAATTTCCGGTAGCTTTTCAATTTGGTGATTCTGTACCGAATAGCCGACTCCGGTACCGCCAAGCAATAGAAACATAGTCTCAGAAAAACTATGAATACTATCGATAGGTAAAAAAGCGCAGTTGTAAACGCGAGCATTATTAAGCTCGATAGCTTTACCGCCAAATTGCAAGCTACGCATTGATGGTAAAACTTTTTTAGTAAACACGAAATCTTTATAAATTTGCTCAATTGGTTCTTTCATTTTTGGGAACTTAGCAATATGCATCTCCATATTTCTAGTAACTAATTCACCCCAGGTTTCTCTTCTTTCTTTATTCGGCAGGTATTTTGCATACTTAGTGTATACAGTTATAGAGCTTAAGATCTCTTTGTCTAAATCCATTGTTTTGTTTTTATATTGTTTATACGCTTACTACTAATTTCCAAACTACAGCTTTTCCTAATGAAGGAGGAAACTTTTCATTTTTTGATAAAGGAATATATTGATCTTCACTTCTGTAAATTCCGCTAACAGTAGCTTTTCTACCTGTGCTGCTTTCAATATTTTCGCTAGTATATTCTAACAATAATAATAAAATCTTTTTAATCATAGTTTTTGTTTTAAGTTTAAATTTATTTGTCTATCTCTAATGCAATGTCAACAAACGGTAAATAAAGCACGTGCGTTGAATAGGTTGGTTCCTCATAAGTTCTCATACCAAACAATATACCTGGATAAAATCCTATTGATATACTCCAATACTTTTCGTCTTGAAATTCTGGTTCTTCTGGAATGTTAACTTGGGTAATTTTTGTTTTTGTCATTTGTTTCTGTTTTTTAGGATTAATTCAATTGTAATATCACATTCGCCGTGATTTTGTGGTTTATATAATGTTCTAGTATCATTATTATCAGTCATTAATTTTTTAAATAATTTATATCGCAGAGGAAAAGAATCATTGGCTCTACCTTTTGTTTCAATTATAAAATCCCATCCAGTAAAATCTGGCGTATACTTTATATTTAAAACTTTTTTATTGCCTCTGTTTATATAATCCCCTTTGCCATTTGATTGACGCTCATAACATTCATTACTAAATTTAAAAGCAGGTATTAATTCAAATGTTTCGCCTTCATATCTAAAATCTATTTTAGCATTCTTTAAAGCAATATACATATATTTTTCTAGCCCTGAGGCGAAAGTAATCCCGTTGTAGACTATTTTCTTAGCTACAACCGGACCTTTCTTGCGAGACATCTTTTTCAAAAGTGTGTCTCATTTATTCTACCTATGTCAATTGTGCCTGTGCCATTGGTTTTCCACTTAAAAAAATCATCAACAATATCATTACCCATGTTGTCTATCATAAAAGAATAATGATTACCACGACCAATTCCAAGCTTCGATTGCTTCTTTAAATCTTTGTTTTTGTTTTTTTTAGCAGGTACTTCAAAAGCATCTATAACATCAATATCATTCAATTCATTTAGCAATGCTTTTTCTTCGCGCAATGTAGATATTTCTTCTTTTAAACGTTGAAGATATAATGTAGCATCCATGAGTTCTTCTTGTAAATGATTAAGCCATGTGAATATATCAGAATCATCATTGCGTAATGTTTTGCCGTATTTAGCAAAGCCAACATCAGAACGATCTACAAATTTATTTACTACAGATTGGACAACAGGGTCTCTAAATTCAATTTCTTGTTTCATATTATAGGGTGTTTTTTACAAATGTTCCGTTAACCATTTGGCCATGTCTGCTCTTAATTACATCGTAAGCTGATGTAACGCATTCTTCAATTTTTAATCCTTCTAATGCAGCTAGATTAGTCAACACAACAACCATATCACCAATAGCATCAATTAGTTCTGGTGTATCTTTTTTAAGAATTGCTCTTGCTAATTCACCAGACTCTTCACATAATTTTGTATATTGTGTTTTAGAATCGCCAGATTTATATATGCCACGCTCATTTGCCCATTGTCTAATTAAGTCATATACATTATTAGGATCAAAAGTTAAAGGATTATTTGCGGTAGGTTTTGTTTCTGGAATTGTAGTTGTAGTGGCTTCAAACAATATCTTATTATATATATAACAAGAGGTATTTCTATACATTGATTCTCGAATATTGTCTACTAATATTCTAACTAAATCAGGCGTCATTGTATATTTGCCATAACTTGTTTCAAAAGTTTGACCTAAGTTATCCATTAAATAACCTTTTAACTTGTTTACAGGAACCGGAAATGTTGTTGTTTGATCTGTTACGTTGGTATACATACTTTTTTGTTTTGATTTGAATTGATTAATAGGACTATTTTTAGCGTCATTATAAGAATTAAGGTCGTTTTTATATTTAAAAAGATTTTGATATAGTCTTTCTTTTGTTTCTATAAAATCTTTATCTTCTGAGGATTCTAAAACCTGAAACTCGCCTGGTTTATATCCTTGTTGTAGAATTACTCTACTATATATATTACACGTCATACCGATTTTTTTGCCCGGAATATGATATAAATAATATTTTTTTTTCATAATTTAGATTAAATGGCCACTTTTGCTGAAATTATTGGGCCGTGTTTATAATTTATCAAGGTTAATGCTCCGTTTTCGTAAACGAAGTCTGGAGACTGAAAAGTTTCTTGATTGAGATATTTATGTATAGCATCGCGTTGATTGGCGTAAATGTGTGCATCAATTATCTGCACATCTATTCTATTTGCTTTTAAATTAACCTTGCTTGATACATATAACAATATTTTTGAGAATAATGCCATGTCATAAGGTATACCTAAAAACATATCGCCTGATCTTTGTAGTACAAACATATTAAGTTTGTTATTATCCACAAAGAATTGAAAATACAAATAACATGGAGGCAATCGCATTTGATCTAACTGAATAGGATTCCATAAACTTATAATGTGCCTACGGCTGTCTGGATCATCAATTAATTGTTTAATAACTATTTGCATCTGATCTATATTTTGATCATTAAAATTGCGCATTTGATGCCCATACACAGGTCCAAGATCACCATTCTCATCTGCCCAAGCATCCCATATCCTTACGCCAGCTTCTTGGAATCTTTTAATGTTTGTTTCGCCATTTATAAACCATTCAAACTCTGTATCAAAAGTTTTTTGAAACATTTTTCTGCCTGTTATTAATGGAAAGCCATCGTTGAGATTTACACTTAGACTAGCATTGAATATTGAGTTACAGCCAACACCTGTTCTATCCGCTCTTTGTGTATCGGAATTCAGGCACTTGTTAAGTAATTCTTTGTATTGTGCTTCGTACTTTGTCATATTAAAATAGTTTTAAATTATCGGCGCTATTTGTTGTTTGCTGCCGAAGTAATGGTTCTTTTTTTACAACGGTTATTTTCTCTTCTTTTAATTCTTTATTGTATTTATCATAATAATATGTATAAAATTTATATATTTGTTTCCATATATCTGTCTTCTTATAAGCTTCAGGACTTATATTTTCTTTGCCGTTTATAACGATACATATAAACCATTCAATTGAACTTAAAGCTTTTGGCGATATGTATATATTATTTCTAATACACCATAAATAAGCTAACTGTTCTTTAGCAGAATAAATATAATTACCCATGTCTATTGGAGGTTGCCTTGCCATTTATTCCCATGGTAGTTTTGAATCATTACTAACTGCTGGAAAGTGTGGAATAAAACAACCTGACGCTGGCTCCCATACAAAATGACATTCAGCACCATTCTCTCCAAGGTTTTGAAACTTACACTTTAATACTTTAACCTTAACAGTTTTGTTTTCATAGTCTCTGTGCACTAATAAACCGTGATAAGATGCATCATACCATTCGCCGCCCCCTTTGATATTATACATTGTAGGTTCTTCAATCTTGCCGCTACTGTCTTTATACATTTTAGTAGGGTGCGCAACAACCATTACAAGCACATCGTATTTTTTAGCAAAGATTTCTATTTGACTTAAGTATTCTAATGTATAAACATTAACATCACCGGACGCATCGTTAGATCTTACCTTGTTAAATGGATCAATAACTAAGCATTTAATTCCTTTACGTTTAACTAGCTCTGCGCCTTTACGCAGTACAGATTCTAATGTATAACGTTCCATGTCAATAAAGAAATAGTTGTCATTAACATGATCAGCAACTTGATTCCACTTTTCAGTTTTAATATCTTCAACGCCGGGCATACCTTGCCATGTTTTACGCATTAACTTGTGAGCATGTAAATATGTTGGATGATTCTCGGGTGATGCATATGCTGTTTTCCAGCCGTACTTTTCATTATAACCAATAACCATTTGATCTACAAAATCAGATTTACCAGAAGATGGTATACCGGTAACAGTAATGAATTGGCCAGTGTACGTAGAAAAAATATCATCAAAATTAGACAAGCCAATTTGGAAACCGGGTTTGAAACCATTTCTAACAAAGTCTGTAACTTCATCTTCAATGTCTCTAAACGTAGTAACGTTTTCAAGTGGCACGGGCTTTGATCTTGATATTCTTTGGGATAATGCTTCTTTACCATACTTAATTAAATATTCGTTTGCATCTTTGCAATCATCAAAGGTTGCAATGTAGCATGTTTCTGATCCTAATCTTCTAACTAACTCAGTTTGTAATGCTTGACCTGCTGCATCTGAATCAACCGCAATAATGATCTTTGTTTTGTCGTCAAAATAATCAATACAGTTATCCAGATATTCTAGATTGTTTGTGCCTAATGTGGCTCCATTTGGTACTGAGATTGCGTTTGTGATACCGGCTTCATGCAATGCAAGCACGTCCATTTCTCCCTCAACAATAACGCAATATTCAAAACCAACAATACTATTAATATTATAAAATACTTTTTCAGCTCCTTTGAATAATTTGAAGTGTTTGTGTCCATCTCTGTATTTTACGTTTATAAGTTGATCGCCAATGAAATAATTAAAGTGTATTGCGTTTTCTGTTTTACCGGTCTGAGGCATGAACTCAGGCCCTTCTGTAACTTGTAAGTCTGTTAATGTCTGTTCTGATATTCCTCTATTGTTAAACCATTCAACAACTTTTGAGGTTGCAGGAACTAATGTTGATGTTGGTCTTGTATATATTTTTTCACTTGCTCCTTTGCGTTGATACGTATGCAATTGAAATGTTTTGTTGCAGTTATGGCATGTACCTAATCCTTTATCCCAGTCATAAGAAGCACATTTAGCGGTTTTATTGCTGTTTTTTCTATCAACTGAACACAAAGGACAAATACCACTTGTTTTTCCTGCTTCTAAATTATAAATATTAAATTCATTTATTTGAAAACCATTTATTTCTGTATTATTTATATCCATTTTATTTAATTTGTTATAGCTAATCCTTCCATTGCTAAAGTTGATTGGAATAACGCTTCGTGATAACAAGCATCTTTTTTATCTTTGCTAGTATATAATACTTTATAGTTTTCAGTATTTTTACCTGTTTTTCTATGATCTATCATCCTTAAAACTAAAGAATTTGTTCTACCGCAATAATGCTCGTTTGGCAAATAATAAACATAATAAAATCCGGTTTTTTTAATTTTATTTACTCTACAAGTATTACAAGATTTTCTAGGATATATTTTATTATTAACCTTGTTATTACAAAATTTAGTAATAGGTTTTATTTCTTTGCATTTATCACATTTCTTTGTTTCTGCTTGCATTTTTTTTGTTTATTTGATTGTTACATATATATTATCAATATACAATCGTGTTTTGATTGTAAGATCATTACTAATTATAGATAGAAAAACCCCAATTAATGGGGTTTAACTAACTACATAAAGCTGTCCAGACTAAATCCTGCTTTTGCTGTCTAGAGTTCGTCCTGCTTTATATTTTTTAAGGCTATAACCTTAAAGTTTAATTTTATTTTAAGGCTATAACCTTAAAACGGGAGATCATCGATCGGAGCCGGAGCTCGTTGTGCAGGAGCTTGTGCTTGTTGACCTGAATCAGTTCGGGGCGCAACATCAACATTAGTGCCGTTCGTCCATACCACTTTAACATTTCCAAGGTATACTTTTGCTGCTTTTCCATCTCTCTCTTCTTTAGATTGTTCAACCATCACTGGTCCTTGATTCCCAAACTGATCAACATCATCATTGATTGTTATTGTGATAGGTAAATACTTACCTTTCTTTCCATCAATAATTTTGTGCTTTGGAATTTCATTCAAATTGATACTCGCTTTAATAATACTTGCCATAATTCTCGTTTTTTGTTTTAGTTAAGGGTTTTAGTAATTAGAAATTGTTGAGGATCAAAATCCTCTGTTTTATAAAATAAATCGTAGGCTTCAACTGCTCGCATAACTTTGTCTTCGCCTGTTTGTAGAAATTTATCTGAACAATCAAATATACCTATCTGATGTGTTCCTTTATCTATTGCCATAAAAATCATATCATATCCAAACAACTTCTTATAAATATATGCTTGGCTATCATAATTGTATTTCTTAGCTGAATAAGCAAAGTCCGCAATGTTAGATGTTGTTTTAAGATCTACAATCAATCCTTCGTCGTGATTTAATATATCTGCTTTGCCTTTCCACATTGTACCAAATAATTCTACAATGCCAGGAACTTCATATTCAACATTAAAACCACGTATAAGATCTTTGCATATATTATTAGCGAGCATCGTATCTTTCATTAGTTCAATTCGGTCAACTTCGTGTTGCAGCAGACATATTTCACCTCCAGATGCTTCTTTATATATATTAGTATTTCTAGTGGATGCTTTAATAATTTTGTACTTATGTAACTTATCAGGTTCAAGAATGGCGGTGTGGAAATAACCGCCAATTACAAAATTAGGATTAGGATCTTGAGGAGCATTCATTAATGCTGGATTAGTAAGCAACGCAGATATATTTGAATTGCTTAAAAAGTTTTTACCCATCTCGCCATAATAATGCTCATCATTTTTTAACTTCTCTATTATTTCTTCTTTAGTCATATTAGAGTTTAGCTAGTATTACTTCAGCTTCTGGAGATAATTCATACTTAGCTTTAATTGTATCAAGCTTACCGCCGTTTACTACAAATTGCATTGCTTTATCAAAGGCTGCGTCGTTTGGTGTTAATTGAGCTTTAGCAACGGGCTCTGCTTTACCATGATCCGCGTCTTGAGTATCATCTATTAAGAATAGATTACCTAATGCATACTTTTTACCATAACTTGATGCTGATCCAAACTTCTGTGGCATTTGCATTCCTTTTTGATCAAGATCAATCCCAACGATTGCTACCGCGTGTATAGCACCATCGCCATCGGAAATTGTTGCTGTAGACTTTAGTATAGGGAATAATTGATTTGATTCAACTAATTGCTCTGTAACCGTTACTGACACGCCAAAACGTAATAAAAACGGTTTAGTAGCTTCGAGTATATCTTCAGCAGATCTAAAGTTATATTTACCAAATGAATTGAATCTAGACTTTTTAGATTTAAACTCAGTTTGTATTATTGCTAACTTTTCGGTAAGCGTGAAATCTCTCTCTAGAGTTTCTTGTACATTTTCTTCTGTTTTTGCCATATAATTTGATTTAATTGTTTCTAGTTTCTATATTAATATAATTACGTGTTTTGTCAACTATTTAGCTCTTTTTAGTTGACTAATTTTAAGTTTAACTTATAGGTAATCAAAGACTTGAGAGGGATCTACATTATTGATCAATGTTTGTATTGCTTGCTTTTTTATTTCTGAAATCCTAACGTAAGAGCTTGCCCCTTCAAGACCTAGATAGTCTGCTATTTCATTTGCGGAATGTTTACCACAATCTAATCCGTAGCTTAATCTTAACACATCGGCTTCTGTGACTGTTAAATATTTTTGAAACAAACTTAATAAATAAGCATTCATAATATCTATGTTATACTCTTTAGTAGTATCCTCAAAAACAGGCCGAGCATCAAAAGTTGTTGTATCCATGAAGTTAGTATCGGAACTATCAAAATCTACATCTAAACTTTGAAATACGCTATTAAAGAACATTTCAACCATTTTAGTATTATCAGGATCTTTGCGCATCTCAGTTAACTTATACTCTGGAATACGTATACTACCCCTATTAATGTCTATTGCTCGTCTAATAGCGCCTTTAATTCTTTTAGATAGGAATGATTTTAATGTTGATTCTTGATTATCACTGTCTTTAATTGTATCCCACTCTATTTTATCAATTGCTTGAACAAGGCCTATGGAACCGTATTGTGTAAGATCTGTAATATCTAAAACGCCACATGCTTGTGTAGTAGTGGAAAACTTTCTAGCAATATTCTCTACTAATGGTAGGAATTTAACAATTAGCTTATCTCTAGAATATGAACGAAAGTCGTTTGATACACTATCTTTATTTGATTCTTTAACGTCTTCTTTGTACCTTATGTAATTGGGTAAATTGTAACTTTTCATAGTTTTTGTTCTTTTTTATATATTTCTAATAGTTCTTTTGTAGTATAACTTTCATCATACTTACTTTTTGAATGTAACATATCCAGTTTATGGTTTCTATTTTTTTCTCTATAAAATGAACTCCACTCTGCAAATCCAATAGCAAAATCATCTTGTTGTTGTTCCTCCATTTCTTTTGCTTGTTCAATAAACTCAACTTCTTCTGAAAGAAAATTAATTCCACTTTCAACAAGTTTTTTTTCTAACCATTTTACTGCTGTCATATTATTTGTTTTTAAATTATTTCAATATAAACTTGCAATGTCTTTGTTAATACCATAGTCAAGTAGAATATATTTTTTACCTTCCATTCCCCAGTTTGCAGAGTTATGTAAATCACAGTCACTAAAATCAAACTCAGAAACTCTTGATTTAATACGTCTTATAACTATATTAGGAATTGTTAATAATTCTGTGTCATATCTTTTTTGACATACTATACCTAAATACATCCATTTCAATTCTGCTAATGATGTAATATCTTTATATTTATCCCAAATATATTTTTCATTAAGTCCCTGTAAATAACCTCTTCTATTTATAGGAATTTTAATGACTATATTTTTTAGAATAATAACTAATCTTGTTGAGTATTTAAATGAAATCATAATCTTATTTCTTTTTTATATATTTCTAATAGTTCTTTTGTAGTTATTTCTGTTGGAAATTTGTAAGCATTTACATTTACCCAATCGTTAAATCCAATAGCAAATTCATCTGCTATTTTTTCACATCTATCAGCTACTATCCAGCCATCAGTTGCTAGGTCAAACTTTTCATTTAATGTCATAAATTTTGGTTTAGGATTTCTTTTTCTTTTTTTAGTTCATTACCCATGTTGCGATGTATTGTTCTTGTTGTACAATCAAAGTGTTCTGCAAGGGCTTTAATAGTTATTTTTTTACCAAGATCATTTGTGTATAGCATGGCATCGTAAATATCTGACTCAGTAACTTTCTTAGTTTTACCAATCATTTGCCCCACTATAGATAACTTCTCAGTAAGACTTAAACCGCTATTGTCCTTAAATATAATCTTCCTAGATTTATTATGAGGAGGGGATTCAAGATCTTGCAAAGATACATCGTACATCATGTTCTGTAATAATTGCTCACTGACATTGAATGTTACAAAACCATTATCTTTGTTACATATATGCCGCGCAGTCGTTTCAAACTCATTCTGATCCATGTTTTGATTAAGATACCATATAACATACAAATGCCATTTCAATGCCTTATATGTTGGTATTTTAGCTTTGCTTCTGAATAGCTCATAACATTCTGTTGTACCGTCTTCGTAGAAGTTACCCCATTCAAATTCAGCGGTTGGTTTATCATTAATCGGCGCTCGTCGGTATATCACTCGTCTTTTGTTTAAATATTCTAGGTTACGTTCTCTGTATGACATTAGCTTGCTATTTTATTATATTAAGGACCTAACGTCACACTTCTAAGGCAACACTCTGCTGATTGTTTTTTCCTTCGGATTTTTCAAACTACGTTATTATACGTTTATATTATCACAAGGCTATCGTGTTAATGTTGTAAGACTTATTTGTTTTCTATATATATATCTAACAGTCTTTTTAGTAAAGTGTCCTTTTTAAGTTTATCGTATGAAAAATAATTCATATCAATCCATTCAACAAATTCTTCAAGTGTTTCTTGTATAAATTCTTTAGGATATGATTCATCAACTACTTCTCCTTTGTGTAGTTTAGCTGAAAGTTCTTCTTTATAACCAATTTCTATTTCAACTTTGTTTTGATTTATTGTTTTATATTCTTTCATAATAAAATAGTTATTTTTCGTGTTTCACAACCCATTTTATGAACACCGTCTGTTTGGTGGCAGTACTTACAGTAATCTTCTTTAACACATTTAGGATAAGTGCAATAATCTAAATTACATATTTTTCCGTCGCGTTTAACTCCTCCTAATTTACATTTAGTGGAATCTTTAGAATTAGGCCAAAAGTGAGAACAGTTTACTTCATCTTCTTCTGGAGAAAAATCCGCATAAGATTGCATGAACTTACTAGGGGTAGCAGTAAACCTATGGCAATAGTCTTTCGATGGGCATAGTGCATTAGAGCACATAGAAATATCAGGCATATTGGTCTAAGTCTATTAATATGTTACCTTCTGCGTCTAACACTTCGTTAAAAATAAATGCCTCTGCAGTACGACCGTAAGATCCTTGCAATTTCCATGCAACACCAGTTTTTACCATTTCAGAATACATTTCAATTATTCCTTTGTCGTTTAGTTCACCAGATTCGTATTCCATTATTTGATCTAAAAAATCTTTTGTTTGTTTCATAATTTATTATCTTTTTCTATTAAACTTAATATATAACTGTATACTTCTGCATTGAATTTATCTAATTCATTTAATTGTGCTTGGCGATCTGGATCAAGTTTCCAATACAAATCAGTGTTTTTAACGTCTAAATTTGCTACAAATAGGCTTGATTCTATTCTTTCTCTTGCTGCTGTTTTTATTCTGTCTATCATATTAAAAATTGTTTTTTACTGAATTCCATATAATTGCTTGATACTCAAAACCTTTTAGGCCTTTAGCTTCTGCTTTGGCTATGGTTAATAATCTAATTTGATCGTATGCACGTCTACCCGGAGAACTTTTAATTGTTTTACCAAAGCATGCGCGCAAATGCCACACGTCAATTGTAACGTTGCTTTCGTCTAAGTGAGCAATGTTTTTTACAAAGTTAAACGTTTTTAAGCTATCATCAGTTATTTTAGCTTGTTTTTTACCTAATAAGAACGCTTTGTGCTTATTTTTATGGAACGTGCAAACTTTAACATCATCAGGCGAGCGATTTTCGTGTATAGCACCTAACACCGTTACGGTATCTTTGATGTTTTGTGGCCATCTGTTTCGCGGGGACAATGCACTAATAATACTTGCAACAACTTCTGTTGTAGTATTGTATTGCTTAGCTAGATCCTTACAAATATAATGTGCCTGCTTATACCATGCGATACCATTGTCAATGTCTCTGTCAGTGGCCAATGCAAAATAATTGTCTAGATTATTGTTTACCTCTATTAGTTGATCGTTTGTTAATTGTTTCACTGTTATTGTTTTAATAGTTCAGAAAAGTTTTTGCCTGTTTTTAATGCTTCTTTAAAATCATTAGATCTACCCCATACTTCAGCTCTATTGGTATGGCTGCATTTGTGAATAACATTATACTGCACATTACCGGTTTCAATATCACATATTCTAAAATCGTCATATAATGGGCCTATGCCGGGACAGTTGTTCTTAAAAAACACGTAGTGAGTTTCAGGATCAATTTGCGGATTAGCCTTTAAGAATCGTTTTGTTTGGTTAAATAGCTTAATCGCTTTCGCTTTTAGCGCTCTGTCTGAACAAAACCAATCATAAAAATTATAGCATGAAGATTCTTTACCGTCACTTTCTAAAAATATGCCGTTTTCAAAGGCTTTTAATTGTTCTGTCAATGTAGTTTTCATAGTAAGTGTTTTAATTATTAAATATATAATAGTAATCTTGCATTGTATTTATTAGCTCTCTACCATAAGCGGTATGAAAGCCATAACTGTGTGTATAACTGCCTATTGGCGAGTTTTCTAATAATAGAGACATCATGTCAAATTCATTTTGATTAAATTGTTTACTCGATTTTGTTATAGCTTTTGCCAATGCATCGCAATTGTGCCTTACAGTTTGCCCTAAAGTATTCTCTATATAATCTTTAACTTGTTTTGCTCTCATAGGTAATTTGTTTTTGTTACATTTATATTATCATTCTTTAATCGTGTTTAGACTGTAAGTTGCTTTTCCATAAATTAATAAATCTTTAAATACATTATTTCGCAATTCTTTTGTTGCATTTAATATTGCTTCTATCTTTTTATTATGCTTATGTAAACGATTACCTTCACATACTGGGCATCCGCCGTTATTTCTGCAAGACTTGGCTACCACTTTTTTTGCTTTTTTAATTGTTCTACTCATAATGTTTAATTTAGGAACTAGAAGGGGATTCGAACCCCCTTAACCCGTCGGTTGCTGGCCCAGCGCTAGTTCTTAGTTGATCCGCAAGCCGGTTACTACTTTATTTGCGTTTCGATTACAACCAACCAGCACTGATTGGACAATGTTTACGTAACCCCGAAATAATCAACATTTCATTCAGCATTACGTGCTGTTTCCCACGATTCCATTTGCTCCCAGGTTAATGCCTGCCCGCTTTGTTACCTGCTAGCTTAGGCGCGTTGTTCGTCTCAAATGGTTATAACACGGCCTCTATACCACTCATGTGAGACAACCGTGTATAGCACTACGCTTTCTTGAATCGATAGAAAGCTAAAACGTATTTGTTAAGGAATTTACCTTTAGATGGTGCTTCACGTAAACCATTCATTACATGGCTAGGTACGTTAAAGTACTCGTACTCTCTGCCGTTCTTAAATAGAACAAACAATCTTTCTACGTTTGGATAGTAAGACACTTCTGAAATAGCGCTACTGTCAACCTCTAATTTCTCGATTAGATTTACATTCATATATAATTAATTTAATTGGTTACTTACTAATTGTCTAGCAGCTTGTTTAGCGTACTCTGATTTTTGTGTATCAGTACCAGCGGTTTGTGGAGCAGGCACTGATATAACTGTTTTAGCGGAACAATCATATATACATTGCTGATTGTTAATAATGCCGGTATAAATAGCGCGTTCAAGATCTTGTAGGTGGACAGATACGTCTAAGTAAACAGTATCGTTATTTAGCCAGCCGCCTAAGTATCTTGTTTCGCCCCATAGATTATCCATGTTCTTAAGCATAAAGGCTTTAATGGTTTGATTAGATACTTTGTCTATACTGAATTGCTCTTCAAAACCTAGTATACTAACCATATAGCCGTCAGTAGGATTTGCTTTGCCAGTGTTTAGATTGTAACTTACGCCACCTTCTAAAAGAATTTCGTCTAATACTTTTTTCAAATTCATGTTTATATATTTAAAGTTAATTAATCTAATAAAGCCATATATGCAGGAGAATTTACTTCAGCAAACCAATACCGTGCTCGATCAAAATCTTTATGGTACATGCCAAGATCGTTTAAGGTCATGATAAAATCATACACACTGTATTCTACGTTATTTAATTCAACTGCAGCGCCGGAAAAAGGGTTTGTTACTGTTTTACCGTTTTGAAAAACAACACCCTTAAACCACGCCGGAACTTGAGTATTACTATTTTTTACTTTTGCCATATTATTCAGGGTTATTTATTAATAAATCGCCAAAGTGCTGTTGAAATGCAATTAACATAATATCATCTAATTCTTCAGTAATATTATCGGTATTAATTTCTACACATTCTAATACAACTCTATTTTGATAGTCAATACTGAACTCGGCAGAGCTTTCGTCATACACTTGTATAGATCCATTGTTTATGCCGTTTTCTAAAGAACTACGCACAGCGGAATTGAATTCTTGGAATTGATCTTCAGTTATGCTAACGGCATTTGCTTTAGACAAAGCATCTGCAGTTTCGTATAACACTTGGGTTCGTAATGTGTTTAGTAATGATACTACATCGTCTTTAGTATAGATGCTAGGGAAAGCTTCTACAATTTTTACTACTTCTTGTTCAAATAATTGGTTTACTTTATCCATTTTATTAAATTTTATTGGTTACATTTATATTATCATTTTTATATCGTGTTATCATTGTAGATTCAATACTCTACCATAAGCTTTTAACTTAATAATCTTTTCAGCGGTTACAGTACGATAGCCTAAATCGCCCATTGAAAATACTCTTACCATACCTCGTGGCTCAGCATCAAATTTTGATCCGCCGCCGGTTAAATACTTTCTTACACCTAATCTTGCGGTCATAGTACGCAAGCTACCATCTTTTTTTTCAAAAGTTACGCTAAATAACTTTCCATCATTGCCTACAAATTTTCTGAATTGTACAGTGCTAAATTCTTTTTTTAAGTTTATCATATTAAATTTTATTTGTTACATTTATATTATCAATTATAGTTCGTATTCAGACTGTAAGACCCCATTTTCTTCAACAACTTCGCAAAGTAGGGTGTATAGCAAATCAGTAATACTGTCAAGTCTTATTGTTTGATGAAGAGTTAAATCAGATTCTCTAATCTTAAAGTCAATACGCAATTTATTTTGTGTTTCTAATATTCCTTCAAGCACCGCTAGTCTAACTAAGTCAAGCTCTTTTTGTTTTAATATTCTCATATACTTTAATTTCTAAGCTATTATTAAATACTCTATCGTAGGCTTTAGCCATCTTATCGTTATCCGCATAGTGTACGGTTTTTACTGTGTCGCGCATCCATACTTCGAATGCTAATGCTTCTTGAAATGCTAATTGTTCTTTTGTCATAGTTACTTTTGTTTTAATGTTAAACTATTTACTTTTTCAATTGTTTCTTTTACAACCATATCTACATAACCTGTAGTCATCAATGGCATTTTACCGTCATCTATAGTTGCTTCAATACCGTTTTTCATACTAACAGCTACTTTTTTTAATCCTTCAAGAATTAAGTACGCTTCAAATCCGTTAAATTTTTTCATATATTATAGTTCGTTAATTACAGTTTTATTTTTTGGGTAATAATTTTCTTTTCCTTCATCATCTATTATTAAGTAATGATTTTTATATACGGTTAGGCAACCACTAATATGAACGCTCTTTTCTTTAAATACACTTACTCTATATCTTTTCATATCTTTTTTTTTATTATTCACTCATCCATTTATACAATTCGCTTGTAGTATCAAACACATAAGCGGTTGAATTTCTGTTATTACCTTGATTTAACGCTCTTGTTAAATATCCTTGTACGGTAGCTTCATGCCAAACAGATAAAACGTTGGGCCTAACGTCGTTACTTAATCCGCAAAATCCATCTGGCGTAGAAACAATCATAATTTTACTGCCGCTTTCCCACTTTATACCAACAATTGAAGTATTAGTTATATTGTCGATCGCTATTACCTCTGGATCTGCTTCTTTTATAATTCTTTTCATATTAATATTTGGTTTTAATTTCTGTTAATGACAGGTTATTATGGTTCCACAATCTAGTTTTGCTAAATACGCACGCCTTCGCGCCATAGGATGATTTCATCTTGGTCTTTACTTGTTTATAGTCATCACTATTAAATTTGGCGCATTCGCCATGGGCAACGATTAATGACATCCTATTGGCGCGGTTACGAGCTTTCTTTTCTTCGAGGTATTGACATGCCTCTTTCATGTTGTTCGCTATTACTATCATATTACGGTTTGATTATATAAGTTAGACCCTTGAAATTGAACCACTGTGCGATACCGGTTTGATCTTTATCGCTGTTGAATATAAATCCAAAGCTTTGCGGTAGATCGCCGACCGCGTATGGTGTGTATAGCACGCCGTTGACTTTGATTAGATTGTACTTTAAAAATTTAATTTTTTTCATAGTTGTTGTTTTTAGTTTCATATATATTATCAATTCGCTATCGTGTTTAGATTGTAAACACTTTGTAGTCAGGACAGGATTCGAACCTGCATTGATGGCGTCGTATTGCTTCCACCTGTTACCATTACATTACCTGACCCCTTATTTAATCTTTAATCTTTACATCCTTCATAAATGTTTCCATAGCCATGTCAGTAACTATTTTAGCTTGAACACGGTATTCAGTGGTATCAACCATTTCTTTACGCCACGCTATAATTTGATCAAGAGCGGACGTGTGGTATTGTTCTCCGTGTATAGCACACTTGTAGTATGGCACATCAGGAAAGCACGGGTTAGTATATTGTTCTATTGGGAAATCATAGTATCTCATAATTAATCTTTATATACTATAAAATCAACCTCATCAAAATCCCCGTAATCTAATACTATTTCTTCATCACAGTATCTATCTTTAACTATTCGCTCTGCGTAATGTTCGTCAGATGCTTCAACCTCTACTACTCTACTTAAGGTCTCTATTATTGTTACTTTGTACATTGCCATAATTTACTTTATTAGTTATTAATTTTCATCTTCTTCGTCGTCGTCAAAATCCGCATGCTCTAAACACTGAGAACATATGCCTGTATCTTCTAGCCATTCGCTAGCGCCGCAGCAATTACTTTCTAAACTCATACTTTACTTTGTTTTATATTGATTATATACTTCATCTACGCTTTCGGTAACCCAATAAGTTATAGCCATCGCTCCTCTACAGAATACCTCGGTACACTCTGTTTTAACACCTTGTGTGCTTGTTACCACAGCGCTTTTAACGCTAATAATACTTTCAACGCCTATTAATATAGGTTTACCCGTGTTCAATGTTAATTTTAATAACTTTTCCATATACGCTATTTATTAAGTTAATACTATTCTAAACTTTACACCTTGCACATAGAATTCGCCGTATAAAAATCCGTTATTTGCACTAGTCAAAGTAACACCGAATTTAGACAACATATCTACAGTATCTCTATTCATATAGCCTTGCAATGATATATCGGTTTGACACACCGAAACATTGTAGAATACATTAATATCTAAACCAAACTCACTTATACCTAATAAGGCGCTAATTCTATTTTCTACCATTTTACTATTGTTTTAAGTTATCTATATCTTTAATTAAATCTATCAAGTTGTTATATTCTTTAGTATCGTTACACGCCCCGTACTCACTAGCCGTAATCATTGAAAACGTAGTGAACTCTGTAAAGTTAGGTAAAAATATCATTCTATCTAATTCTACATTTTCTATAGAATCACACTCGTCATTACAATAAGACACATCGATCCACTGTAAACCGGTCATTTTACTTATCATTTTATGGAGCTGTTCACTCACTTCTTTAGTATGTATCATAACTATATTAACTTTTTAGCGCTAACGCAGCGTTTTTAGCCCCAATTAAGAACTCTTTTCTCACTCTAAAAAATACCACTCTGAATGCATCGTTAAATCTTCTCATAATTAATTGTATTAGTTTGTTATTGTTACATTTATATTATCATTAGGTAATCGTATTATTGTTGTAAAGAGATTGCTCTTTGTTTGTATCGAAAATATAGTGGATAGATACAACCCGAAATCTCTCTGTATATCAGTCATTTAGGTTTGATACTTGTACTTAATTTCACCAAAACGTTGTGTAATTCAGGTGATAATATATCAATTCCGCCAACTTGATCGATTTTATCGAAGATTAGGTTTTTTAATTGAGAAACTTCGCTGTTGTTTAGTTGTAATTTCATATTTAGTACTTTTTAGATTCATATATATTATCATTTTAGTATCGTATTCGTTCTGTAGGAGTTGATCGAGGTGATCCGGTGTATAGCATGTATAGCAGGAGTAGGGCGGAGTCTACTCTTCCGACTTTATTTCAGGGTCAGGCCAGTGTATAGCAAAAAGAAAAGAACATAAAGTGTGACACTAGCCTATTAAACTAGAAATAGTAGGCTAACGTCGCACTATTGGATAGACTAATTCAACCGAGCTTCGATTAATCCTTTGATTTCATCGATGTCCATGCCGTAGTCAGATCCGTCTTGTGTATAGCACGTTAATGATGTGCTTGCAGGATTAGTTAGTAATTCCATTTTGTTCACATGAACAAGTCCTAAACGCTTGTGGTAGATCATACGACCGTTACTTAGTTGTTTGTACAGTTCTGCTGCATTCGTTGCAGTGTTTTTAATTAAATTCATATTGTTTGTTTTAGTTATAAATTAATAGTTTTTGTTCTTCAGTTAAGTCATTACGTTCTTGCATTTCTAGTTTTAAAGCATGATAAGCATATTGTACTTCTACTTCTTGAGCAGAGTCTATATCCGCTAATAATTCTTTTGCTTCGTATAATAAGTCTAGAATTTTCATTACATTAGTTGTTAAGTCTTTCATAGTATTTAGTCGTTTAAGTAAGTTTCAAGTACATAATCAAAAGAATATTCAGAGTCAACTTTAAGCATTTCAGTAGTTCTTTGATCTAGTAATATACATTGCTCATCTGTGAATGCTCGTTCTGCAAAGCCTGATTTAAAGCTATAGATGTCTTTAGCATCGTCTTCAAAATGATATATCATGTCATTAGTTGCTAAGTAGTCAATGAAGTCTTTAATGTCTTGTTTTGAAGTAATTTGTTGATTTAGTAAAGTCATAGTATTTGTTTTTAGTTACATTTATATTATCATTTGATTGTCGTATTTGTTCTGTAAATGTATAGCAACGCTAACAATGATTACAGCGTGTTGAGGTTAACCTAAAGCCTACTTTTCAGTAGACTCTAGATTTTCAACCTGAGCCAAATGTCTTACGTTACTTG